CCATGGACTTTTTGAGTGCTCCATAATCGTTTTTTGTCAGAAAGAACAAGGAAACCATCACGATAAGTCCGATTGTTTGCCAGTTTTTAGCGAAAAAAGGTCCGAGATGCTTCATTGCTTCTCCCAAATTTAAATTTACCAATCAAACCCCCTTGAGTTTTGTAATCGCATCGATTACTGATTGACCACCGATATATAGCGCGCTAAGATAAAGCCAATGTTCACTTTCAAGGTTGGAAGTGAAAAGCAGTGCTGTTGCAACGCCCCATACAAGCAATTTTCGTGAAATCGCCTTTTCTAGTGCTCTGTCTATTGCGCCTTTTGCCATTTGTGTCATTGTCATAATCCCTCCTTTTACACCTATAATTAGTCTTATTGTTGAATAAACGCATATCCATTTTTCTTGTCAATCGTGATCTGCATGTCGACACAGTCTTTTAGGCTGTCCAAATGAGAGACAAGAAGGACGGTTTTAAAGTAAGATTTGATCAAATCAAGGATGTCAACGAAGCCTTGCATGTTTTCTTCGTCCAAAGCAGTGCCCGGTTCGTCCAAAATGAAGATATCGGACTTCGGAAGAGAAGAAACGCTCAATAAAGCGAGTCTGATAGCCATTGCAGCAATTGTCTTTTCTGCGCCAGAGCCCATTTCAAGAGGGCGAGGATCGAAGCTTGGGTGTTTAATAAAAATGTCCAATCGCTTGCCGTCATCTTCGAAAAATACCTCGAATTCTACGATATTTGCCAAGATTTTGGCAATTTCTTCGTTGATGATAGGCAATTTTCTCTTGATTACATCGTAAGCAATCCCGTTTGGATGCATACATCGCATATAGAGGTCGTAAGCAGAGAATTCTTCTTGAAGATCCGAGTATTCGCGGCTCTGGGCTGTAATATTGGCGACTTTTTGCTCTAATGAGCCGACCATCTTGTAGAAACCGAGGATCTCAATGTTACAAGTGTCCAGATTACTCTGGAAATTTTGTGATTTAATCTTTAATCCTTTACGTTTTTGTGACAAGTTCTCTAAATTCTCAATAACTTCCTTATTCAGTTCGTACTGAGAGAGTTTTTCCTCTAAAGTTTGGATGTCAGACATCAAAGTCTTCATAATACTTGAATTCTTCTCTATTTTTAGATCATAATTGGTGATACTGTTAGATAACGAGTTCTTTAGGTTGACTACTTCGTTGTATTTGCTTATGTGGTCTTCAACTTCGGCCGGATTTAGCTCTTTTATGTCGTCATTTAGGTCATCAACTTGGTCTGATAGGTTGTTAACTTCACTTTCGTTGAAGGGGATCGTCGCTTTGGAGATATAAGCGTCCTTAATGAACTTACACTTCGGGAAAGAGGTGCCACAGGGGATGCCACTTAACAATTGAAGCTTGTTTTTGTTTCGCCTAAGCTCATCTTCCTCGGATGACAGGCTGCTTTCCAGAATTATCATCTGTTCAAGCAACTCGGAGGCCTTTTCTTGCTTTTCGAAGAGGCTTTCTTTGTCGAAACTGTCCAAAAAGATCAAAGATCTCCGATATTTGTCCTTGGCCCTGTCCCCTTTCTCTTGAAACTCGGCACTTTGATCAGAAACAGAGATTAGTTGGTTTCTTTTGTCGCTCAGTTCGTCTTGAACTTTCATAACATCAATGATTTCAGCAGGAATTGATTTAATTTTTTCGTTAATGACTTCAATCTCGGTGTCACACTGAGATATGTGGAACTTTATAGACTCGCATCTTTTCTTTTTTGCTTCTAACTTGTTATTGATAGTCTCAAGCTCTTCTTGGGCGGTCAAAGTCTCGCTGTTGAAGTCTCTACCTTCGGATTTTCTCAGGGCGCCCCTTGTATCTGACGCATCTTCTCTTGACAGTCGGAATTTTGTCTCAAAGAACTCAAGGTCCAAGAATTTAGCAAGAATTTCTTTTCTTTTTGTTGAACCTTCCTTGATAAAGGTCAGAGAGTCTAACTGGGAAGCCATGGAAGAGTAAAGAAAGTCGTCCAATGTTCCAAAAACCTTCCTGATGTTCTTATCTGTCTGATTTCTCGTCAATCCGTTGAGGCTTTCCACACAATCAGTAGTCGGGTCATATACTGTGAATTCTGCGTTGGTTTTTGCCTCCATAGTTGTCTCCCCCTTCAGTTTTCGTGTATATTTTTCCGAACTCCTCTCAATATAATAGTCTCGGTCACCAACAGTGATCTTTACTCTTCCAGATCCGATGTCTTTGTTCTGATTGATGATATTTAGGTTCTTTCTATCGTTCTTTGATGTTGAATTGAAGATTGTATACAGGATTGAATCAATAATACTTGACTTTCCAGAGAAGTTCTTGCCAAAAATGCCGATGATCCCCTCTAAGTTGTCAAAATTGATGATATTTCCTTCGCCATAATTGAAAAGGTTGTCCCACTCAATGGAGCGAAGGCTCCAATTGATGTTTCTTGAGACCTCTTCGCTCTCTTCTGCGATCTTATTGTACTTCAAATTGAGGTTTAAGACTCTTTCCATCAATTCGTCGGAGGCCTCGAAGTCTTTTAGATATTCTCTGATGAGTTCTTCTTGAATCTGAATATCTCTCAGGTCTTCCGTCTCTAAACCGTCGGTAATACTCTGGACACTCCCAGCCGTACCTGTCGCTCTGTTCAAAAACTTGATGCTTTCGGGCTGGAACCTCTGTTTTGCGACGTCGATTGCCTTCTTCATCACGTCAATTGGAAGATTGTTGGCGGAAACCAAGCGAAGACGGGCCATTTGAGGAACTTTCTCATTGGCGTCGGATGGCATCTTACCTTCCGAGGTTAAATTGATGGTTACAAAAGGCCTCGGATTTTTAAGCTCAAAATGCTTACAAGTAAAGTTCTCTTTATCTTGGATGTCCCACAGTAAAAAGCCTTTGTCATTTGTTTCTCCGTGATTTTGTTGGATTGTTGAGCCGGGGTAACGAATTTTGCCTTCAGCGTCAAGTCTTTGATCTGTTTTGTGAATATCTCCCAAGAAACCGTAATCGTGTCCCTCAAAAATCTCAAGAGGGTGTTCTCCGTGTGTCATAACCCAACCTGTGTCTGTGACGACACCTGATACGGAACCATGGTAAAGAGCAATGTTGACTTTATCCGGATTCGAGGGTTTCACCCAGCCTTCTTCGTCAAAGACGGACAAAACATTTAGCGTTATATCGCCTCGGAGGGGGACTTCGCCAGACTTCTTAAGCAAGTGTAGGTCTTTGTGATCCAAAGCCTCCACGATAGGCGTTAAGGCGTCCTGACGGCTACTATTTCGCAGGTTTCCATCGTGGTTTCCCAGGATAACATAGGTTGGAGCGATATTGGCCAAGGAACTCAGGAATTCTGAGCACATTTCAACGAATTCGGGACTAATTTGCGTCTTCGTGTGCGCAATGTCACCACAATGAATGATATAATCTGGATTTTCTTCTCTTAAGAGTGTGTACAGTTTCTCAAAAACAAACCTGTACTCGTAATGATATTTCAAATTTCTGATATGTGTATCTGCTATATGGGCAAACTTCAAACTTCTCTCCTATAAGCCGTAAATTGCCGTCATCAAAGAATCATCTTCCTTAATGAGCGGTGCATTGTGGCTTAAAATTTTTACTTCTTCTTTTGACATATCACCTATGTCTCTTTCATCCTGATATTGAAGTTCTCGAACCTCAATACCATATTTCAAAAATAACTTTTTGATGTTCTCGGCTTTATATTTTGCATCTGGGTCCAATGCCAATAAAACCTGCGTATCATTTTGAACTATCCTTTTGAATAGCTTTGATGTTTCTCTAATTGTTGAGCCCAAAATGGGAATAGCATTCTCAGCCTTGACGGCATCAAACGCTCCTTCTACAATTGTTACCTCCTTGTCGAAGTCAACGTACAATTCATTAAATATTATATCACGACTGACCGGAGGATTCAAGTATCTTTTGTAATTATTTGTAAATGTCCTCGCGATGAAGTAATTTAGGTCGCCACTGTTGTTAAATGAAGGAATTATGATCCTTCCTTTGAATGGACCATCGGAACAAAATCCCATTTTCCACTTTAAGATGTCTTTTCTGTTAATACCTCGTTTTTCAAGGTACCCTAGGGGTACCCTAAAATGGACACTTCCACAGAGGGTGTTAAAATGTGGGGGCATTTCTATGATTTGCTCGAAATTGTCTTCTTCTTCCTCCTCGAAGAGATTTCCAAAAGCATTTAGATCTGTTTTCTCGCCCGTGAATGCTTTCCAAGCCTCTCGATCTTTGGATGATCCAAACTTGCGAACGAGGCGATAAAGATTTCTGCCTTTTTGATCACAGATCCAACACTTGTAAAACCCGCGTTTAATGTTGACGGAGAATTTTCTCTTGTGGTGCTTGCAAAAAGGACATTGAAATAAATATTCGTTGTTTGACTTGTGAGGTTTTCCGAGGAACCCTGTTACAATAGAAAGCTTTTCATCCATGTTATTAATATAGCATGAATGCTACTGCTTGTCAAGGATTATTTTTGATCCTGCGCGGGCTTACCTGCGAACTTGTGGACTCCGAAGACGGAGTCCGACATTCTGCTCGTGACTGGCGCCAGAGCGTTCGCCAGAAAGCTGACGCCACCAACAATCGGGCCAATATATCCAAGATATGTGGTTATATCGATAAGTTTTTCCTTCACTTTATCAATCAAGCCCGGAATAAATTGCTCGACAAACGTTTCTCTCAGGAATTTTAAAAAGTGATCACTTATTTCACCACTTAATGCCTCTTTTATCATCGTGCCCGCCTTTTCGTAAAGGAACATTAATAAAGCTCCCAATGAAGTTGCAACAAGGGCTTTTTTCCATCCGCCCTCCATGTCACGGAATTTCTTCAGAACTGATTCAAATATTTCTAAAATCTTTGAACCAAATTGTCCAACCGCGCCGCCTATCTCCTCCATTTTATTAAAAACTGTACGAAATTCTCGAGCGGGGTATTTAATAACCTTTGACGCTACAAGGCGGATATAAATTTCAACCCTTCTAGGGTCGGTAAAAACCCCAGCTAATGTCATAAGTAAATCTTTAAGTTGTCCCGATTTCTTCTTAACTCCATTTATAATGCTGCTAAGAAAGCTCTCAAAAAGAAGGTGCTCCTGAAGAATATGATCTTTCAGTTCTTCATTCAGATGGACCTGCCCAGATTCATTAATTGGTAATCGAATACCTAAAACGCCAGAGATATATTCATGACGCTCAAAGATCTCTTCCAAATGTCCAGTCTCTACATAGCCACGCCAGTTTTCCATGATGAGTTTCATTTCAGACATTTTTTAGATTCTCCTGTAATAAATAGTGTCCTGCGCGAGCAACGACAATTGCATCCGCGATGTCATAACAATATTTCTGAACGTTGCCAAATTTGGTGTAAACTATTTCAAACTCTTTGCTTTCAATGAAGTGTTCCATGACGACTTCTTTGGCTTTTTTGCCTCTCATGACTTTAATGCCGCATTTTGATCGTGCGGAGATGGGAGTTACATAGTTTGGTTCCATATCAAAGATTTGATAGGACTGCCAAGAGACAATACCGTTGAATCTCTGGAGGACTGACATAGTTTTCGCTGTTGAGCCACCTCTGCGGAAGAACATGAGGGCCTGCTCAATGAAGACATACTCGATGTTATAATTTTTTCTTATTTCCTTCAAGACCGTCTCGGCTTTTTTAGCTTTCTCGAAGAAAGAGCCAACCTTTCGCAAGTCGATATACTCCGTATGAGCGATCTTATTGTTATCTAAGACGCATACTCCAACTATGCTCGTGCTTAAGTCTAATCCCAATATCATTGTAAGTCTAATTTTAGTTTGAAGGTGAAGTCTCTACTTAATTCTTTTTTCACTGGTTTTGACACTGTTGCGATGCCAATAAGATTCTCTTCATTGTCATAAATTCCAACTTTTGTTATGTAAGTTATTTTTTCGAACGAAGCCGAAGGGTCGGCATATGGACTTTTTACTGTATTTTTAATAACTCTCGGTGTCTCGAGGAACACATTGGAGTTGATTTGGAAATTACCGGCCGGGGCATCAAGCTCAACATATGTTGGGTTATTCGAGTGGTTAAACTCCCCCTTTTCAGCGTGAGCCAGCATCGTTAATGTCTCAATATAATTGACTCCTTCAAAATCCATGCGATAATTGACGAAAGGTATATTTGACCCAGAATTATCATTCATTCCGGCGCCATAATATATCCAAGATGATGCCACATCGCCCGATGGAACATTATAATCGCGAGCTTTCGCTTCGAGGGCCCAGGAGCCAGTCAATAGAATAAATCCCTCGTTATATAAAACCATGCCGGCAATAGAGCCCGAACCAGTGCTTCCGGGAGGCCCAACCTGGATTAATTCGCCGTTTCTTCTAACATCTTGAAGTTCTCCGATGAGAGATCCAGAAATATAATATTTTAAGCTTATTGAACCATTTTCTTTATTTATTGAGGATCCGTAAAAAATAGAGGGAATGGAAATCAAATTAATTGGCGTTTTCGCGCCCCAGTCGCCAATGGAGGCGCTAAATTGGTACTGAGGGCTCCAATAGGTGTACGCATCCATGGAAGATCTCAGGGCGGTTATTCTTAATGATGATATGGGTGGCGTCGAAAACGGATATTGTGTTATAAGTTCTCGGCTAATGCTGGCAGAGAGCGGATAAGTGCGGGTGAATACTTGGCCGGGCAGCGCCGAGTTGAAGGACGCCGTAGAGACCGACTTAAATGTGGTCAACGAACTGCCCTTATCTATCGTAGGAAAAATTAATCCTGTTTGGGTCGCGTTTCTGTCAACATTTAGCTCGTAGAGAGACACAAAGCCCGTAGGAATACACGGCACGCTTCCAGTGAAGGCGCCTGAGATCTGAGATTCATTCTGATAATATACTTTCCCTCCGTATATGTCAAATTGATTTTTCGGAAAGGATTTAAGCGTATTATGAAAGATGTCATCATCGCCAAACTTTTTAAGAGGCATTTTTAAACCCCCTCTTTAATAATCCAGCCTCACACGGAAAATTAATTCAGTCGAGGGATCCTTTTTGAGAGGCTCAGATAGTTTAGCAACAGCCAACAGTTCATGATTGGGCGAATAGAGGCCAATTGATGTAACATACGATGAGGGATCTTTATTTGAAATATTATTTTTAACAATTATTTGACTTTGAGACAAATATGTTTGATTGGAACTATAATTGAATTCGTTATTTGCGGCTCTGCAAAAATAAATCGTTGAATTTAGCTCCGTAGTGTTCTGAAAATCATTGTCGACCCACTTGCTCCTGACATTGTCGGCGGTGCCGCTAATTGAAAGAGTTCCGGTAAAAGATGAAAAGGAGTCAAAGAGTATTGCCGAAGCTGTCAGCGCCACAACGCCGGCCTGATAATAAATCAATCCAACTCCATCTCCATATGGCGTTACAGAAGAAGTATATAGAATTCCGTATTCTCCGGCTGGGGAGTTGACTCTGTATTCTGTGTTTGCGCCATAATCGCCAATTGTTATTTCGGTGGAGCCACTTAACAACCTAAATTCATAGCTTTGTTTTTTAATCTCATCTTTTGTCAATAATCGTGTATAACTGAGAAACACGCATGCGTTCATGGAATCGGTGGTCGTTGTGAAGTCCCCATCTGCGTCAAACCTTCTAATTGAGCCAGTTTGGTCATATCCCACCAAAACCTGGGCCATTTGGTTGTACATGTTTAACTTCTTCGCGTTTAATACGTTCGAAGCCCCAGATAGGGCGCTTGAATATCCATAAGAAATATCAAAAATATGATTTGCAGAAGAAGACAAATATGGGTAATCGTATACACTCTGAAACATCCCGTGGGAATAATTCTTAATGTTATTATCGCTATAAGTCCCCGAGACTACGGTACCTGTGATCGGAATAGCCTCGTTTAATAGTGTTCTCGTTAGAGATACATCGTTGGTTGAGAGTTGTTTAAATACGGTTGCCATTTTTTATCCTTTAAAATTTGTCTTTAATAAGTATATTGAGACTATGGGATGCACTGATAAGCATCCTTTGCCCTCACATATCTAACTGGGACGTCAATTGTATATCCCGTTGTCATTCCAGTCACTCGCACTATAGAATCGATGAAATAACTATCAACCGGCCCGAATGTAGTTTTTGCAGCGTCGAATTCTCCGCCTAATTTTGTAAACAGACTGGTTGTGGTTTGCAGTTGTATGCTGGCTTGGATTTGAAAACCAAATGTTGATCCGCGCCATCCGGCGATTGACTGTGCATTGGTGGTGTTGTTACTAACAACGGAGTTATCCTTAACAAACATGGGATCTCCTGTAGATGAAAAATAATATACGTCTATTCCGTCATCGTCCGTGAAAGAGGGATTGGCCAAAGTCGCGCCGTCAGCGCTGATAATCTGGCCGAAACGCCCGTCCATTTCAATTCGATATTGATTTTCGTACATTTCAGAACTTACTTGGTTCGAGCCGGGTGGAACAAGAGAGTTGTCTATCCCTTGGTCAAGTCGGCAAGCTGTTTGAATTTGAGATGGATCGTAGCCATACCAGATTCCTTCGTCAAGAGTTGCGTTGGTTCCGGCGGGGGCCCAACCACCGGTCTCGGTGAGGCCACATGTTGTATTAAGATCTACTGCTACCAAAAAAGAATTAAATTGACTATTGATATTCTTTCCAGCTTCCAAGGTATTTAGCTTAATCACCGGCAAATACATAAGAGTGTGATTGTCTGTGTACGTCTGTAAGAAAGAATGCATCATGGAAGTATTATTTGTAAAAGCCTCCAAAATCGGAGTTTGCATGATTTCCAAATCTTCTTGGCCTGGATCTGCAAAACCGTCATATGTCCCATAATTAATTTCTTCGTCGCTCAGGGCAAATTTTACAATTCTAAAAGATCCATCGCCGCGAGCGAGTCTTTTTCTGCCGGTATCCGTCAAAACAGCATCTAAAATGATGTCGCCGCTATTATCTAAAAAAGCCATAAGTATTCTCCCTTCTCTCTATAAATAGTATTATATAATTTAAAATTACCATTCATTTTTCATTTTCATTTTTCATTTTCCACCTTAAAAGCGACATTTAAATCAAGTTTTTTGCCCGAACTCTTGGAAATCAGGCGAATTTTAATTATTTTTGGACTGTCTTCTTTTCCAAACAATTTTGGAACTGTCACCCCCAATGCGATACCGTCAGTTTTTCCCTTTTGTTTCGTCGCGCTGTCTACGATCTTTCCGTCTACGGAGAGTTCCGACTCTTCATAATTTATCATTTTTTGTGCGATGGCAGGAACAAGCTGCAAAAATTTCTTAAAGTTTTTTGTTTTTGTTTGTGGTTTCGGCTTGGGAACCAGGTCAATCACTCTAATAAGTGGGTAAATTGATCCGCCATCGTTAACCATTTGAACTTGGAAAACCGAAGAGGGGAAAGATCTCGCGCCGTGTACGTCAACTGCTCGCACCATATAATAATAGGTGGTATTTGGAACAATTTTGTCTTTGTACGCTGTATCCCATGCGTAGATATACTCAAAAGAGCTTCTTTGCAACGTCGATATTGAATCTCTGAATTTGCCGGTGAAATCTTCGTACGATGTCGGCTTCGTCTCGGTTCTGTAAATTTCAAAACCTGCCACAAGATCATCTGATTTGTAAGTTATTAGATCGTTTGGACCCAAGCCTCGGGCATTTCGAAGAGTATCAATGTAATCAGCATCGGTTGAGTCAAGTATAACCGCTCTGTTTTTGTATTCTCCAATTAGCGCCTGCATGCTCAAAGTTATTCTATTATCAATCCCGATGTATGGTATAAAGAAAACATCAGGTGCGATGGTCGGATCAGACACGATGGCGCCATCAAAATCAAAAAGGTGTGTTTCAATAAGATCAACAACTGGAGTCGTTATAACTTCTAAGATTATGGCTTCTATTGCTTCAATCTCCGGGTCTTCAAGCTCGGTGCCACCGCTCGGTGCGTCGGGTGTGTCATCGCCGCTGGCAGGGATTTTAGGGAGGTTAGGGAGGTACTCACCCTTGCCTGGAGTGGCGCCGTCGCCTCCCGGAGTGAGGCCGCCGGCAGTTTCACCAGTTTCTGTCTCGCCCGCTGTATCGAAGGTGGGCTTTCCGATTTTCCCCGTGGAGCCGGGGTTTGCGCCGCCGACGCCGCCGATACTGTTTGCCTGGTACCCCCCAAGATAATAACCTGCTCCAATATTCCCACCGAAGGCCTGGCCTGCTGCGCCTGCTTCTTGGCCGTCATCGAAGGCGGGACCTTTTCCGCCTCCTCCGTTCCAATATTTTGCCGCCCCTTCGTAGCTGTCGCCGCCGTCTGGTGGGCCAGCAGTACCTCCGCCGTCGTCTTGGTTGACGTCGGGGTAAATCGTAGTGTCAAGCCTCACTCTATTGTCGACGTCGAAGTCCGGGTCGTTTGCGCAAATAGTAGTACCATTGCCGTCAGAATTAACCCTATATAGATGAGAGTGGGGATTCCCAGGGTCTGACTGGTGAGCACCGGCGCCGATGGAGGTTCCCGTCTGTCCATCAAGGGTGTAACCGGCTGGCGGTGGCGAGACAGAATCGGCGATGTATTCGTGCCGATGGATGTCGTCGTGGTTGATGGCGTTGCCGACGCTCCAATTTGTTATAGTGTGCTGATGATCATCAACAGGGAGCCCTTCTTCTCCTGCTGGAACAATTACTGGGCACCCTTTTTGAAGGCCCGCGACATCATAATAATAATCAGTGCTAACAACCATATTGTACGCAAACACGCTGTAAAAATAGTTTTTATTAAATTTTATTTGAGTGTCGATGTATTCGATCGGCAATTTGTCACTGTCTGGCTTGTTCGGGATCCAGAATGTTTGAATCGGTCTAAGCGAGTTCGGATCGGACCTTTTCTCAATTTTATAGAACACTATTTTTGAGAAGCTCTTGGCGCCACTGTTAATCTCTTCAAAAGATCTCAAACCATTGTCTTCTGCTATTCGAGTTAAACCTTCTAATAGAGTCAGTGCTGAATCAATTCGCGGATCGGGGGTACCTATATTGTTGTCGGCAAACCCTATAGATACAAGTGAATTATTAGTTTTTGCTAAATATATTTTATTATTTGATGCCTTGCCAACTTGCCAGTCAATGATATTGACTACATCGTCTGCCCAAAGTCCAACATTAAGAAGAAATTTATTTTCTGTTGAATTAATTTTTTCTCCACCAATAGTTCTTTCTGTAATCTGAAAAGTCCTTTCCAGTGTGGGTAAATTTGATGTAACCCCCCTCGTTCCATATAACATCGTCGAGTTTATTAAAGCCAAATCTAAATTAGAATCATTTAAGACATTATAAAATCTATTGCTTCCCGGAGCGTTGTAGGGACTCACTATATTTTCGAGGGGATATAAATTCGCATAAACATTGAGCGCCATGAGTTCATCGAGACTATCCATCGGAAAAATAACATTTTCGTATTGTGGGCGATCGGTGGGGAGCACTTTATTTATGTGATCCTCCAAAAATGAGCCGGCTTGTATAAGCTGCAAGTCATCATCGAGTAGGTCTCCATCGGCGTCGACGCCTTGAACTGTAGCAGAGTAGAAGTTAATGAGCGACAACTCAGAAACCGAAGGATCGGAAGCGGCATCTTCGTATTTTTTCTCGGCGGCTGTTCCAAGAAAATTTATAAGAAATTCTTCATTAACAGAAAAATCATGCGCTGCTACGGGGTCAGTTGACGTTGAAAAATCTATTGTCACCTCTGGTATTTTATTTATGAATACAGTGTCTCTAAACCCGTTTGTCGTAGCAAGTGACGCAAGAAGATTTAGAGCATATTCCTCAAAGGTTTCTGAGACGACTGATGGGCCTCCGGAGTTGAGTGGATTTTTAAAGGTGTGTACCTTCGGAGTCAGCGTAATCCCCTGCTTTGTTTGGAGAGTGGCATGATCATAAACTTTCGGAGTATAAGAAATGTTAAGCAAGCTCGTATCGTTGGGAATACCGAGAAAATTATCGTCGACCCAGTAGGATCCGATATCTAGCCTAATTTGATCCGTGATATTTAAGACGTATGTTTTTTTAGCCATAAATTAATTCCTGTTTATCTTCTTCTCTGGACTGGGGCGATTGCCACGCCGACTGAACGTTGGACTCCTGGATCCTCATCTGTACGGCGATTTTGTTGGCGTCGTCGTGCTGGCGGCGCTTCCGTTGGCGGTCTCATAATTTCAAGGGAAGATTTGTTTTTTGTAATTAAAAAGTACATGTTTGTTTGAGTCATCTCCAAGCCTCGGGCTGAAATTAGTTCTTCGTCGGCCTGCCTTTCAACTCTACACAGAATAAACTCATGTGGAGTTCTATCATTTCTCAGATCTGTAAGCGCGCTTGACCAGTTTTTGGGAGATTTCCAAATTGGCTTCTTTACGTCGGCGCCTTCATAACCCATGAAAATCGTTACTTTTGCTAGCATGCCAACTCTGAATCTATCCTTTGGGGTTGCCGAATAAGTTTCCCTCTCTGATAAAGAGCCTATGTGTTTTCTAATCTGTGGCGGGACAGAGAGTGGCTCTTTTTCTATTCTTTTCATCATAGTCTCAACTCTCTCGTGGCTTGAGATATCAGTTCTACGCGGGAACGTTTTGTTTATTAACCTCGGATTCCCATCTACCTGTTCAGTGACCCTATCCAAAGTAGCATTGGATGCCAGGATATTTACAAACTCTTGAGTCACCGGGAGAGCCCAGTTTTGGTTTTTGTGCATTTCCAGCAGTAAAGAACTGTTGTCTGAGCATTCAGAATTGGTTAAAGCATTGGTCGTAAACTTTACTGTATCTATTGGCCCTAGAATCGTAGCCTCCGACACCAAATTTGTGTCCTTTCCTTGATTTAAGTTCAAATCAATCGCTACGTTTATCGGAGTCTTTGTCGCGATGACGGCAATACCCAGCGAGCCAAGTATTCTGTCTTGCATTGTCGAATCTCGTAACTGGGGGGGCTTCGCGGATATTTCTGCCGAGGTTGCGATTACTATATTTTGCATATCAATATATTGCTGCATTTCCTCAGCATTCTCATTTATGCTGGTTATTTTAATAGTTTTGGTCTCGGCGCCTTGTCTGGAATCAATAAGCCTTGGAGACAAATATAATGCCACTTCTTCTTCGGCTGGATTGTTGACGGTTGCTGCGCCATCTCTTTGCGATTCTTTTCTTTTCTCTTTTAATCTATCTATTAGCTTTTTGCGACGTTGTTTCTGTCGGTCAGAAAGATCACCAGAGATCTCCTCCACTGGCCCATCCGTCTGGCTTTCTGGAACTTCTGCCATCATCTCCTCATCCATTATGACAAGTTCAAAATCTGATGCGGTTACAGCAAGAAGGCCTGCATTTACGTGGGCACTCAACTCTGTAAATTCTGTACCCCTCACGTTGGCGCCCGGATGTATAACTGTCTTAAAATTTCCTGACGTCTTCACATCAGTAACCAAGTCCGTTGAGAAGCCAATATAATCTGTGGCTGGTCGGTGCGAGTTCCGTGTATCAAATGGCTGATCGAAGGTTTCCTTTAAATTTAAAATAGACATCGCCGGGTTTTTGGATATGGCGTTCCCCTTGCCAGAGTTGGGCTGACTTTGTTGCTTGGACGAACCCATAGAGGAGCTTATTTTCTGATAAATGATTTCGAAGAGTGAAATAGCCTTGCTGACTGATCCCTGTGTGGCAGTATATGGATCTAAAAGACTTCGCATTCCGAAAAGAGAGTTATTTAAATCAAATCTTGGTATAGATTCTATATTTATTTTCTCTTTGGCGGCAGCATCATTCGTACCAGATTGTGAAGAATTTAAATATTTGAGCTTTTGTTGCGCGGTCGGACGCAGCATGGCGGGGCGGGAGGAGCCGTTGGTTGGATGGTCGGCGAAAAGTCCGCTTGAAACGGATTTAATGGTATCTCTGAAATACGCCGGCGCCAATATCCACGGATAGGGCATGTCATCAGCAGTCAGGTCGTCCACGGGAATTCCAAATTCCGTCAGCATGCGCGTCAAATTATTGAGGACGTTGGCGGTGTTGTTAGACGCGGTCGTTTGGGCGGATTGAAAGTTTTTAGTTATTACCTGAACATTGCTGGTAGTTTGCAGGAAAGCACGATATTGAATTAAATATTCTATGATCACTTTCAGTCTTTTCAGCCTCTCGTTTAAGAAGGCTAGAGTTCCGTCCTCGATGCTAGCGGCAATGCCGTACTGATAAGACCCGTTGCTCAAGGCGCCACATGACATATCGGTAAACATAAGAACTCGATTTCCTTTTTGCAGATTCTTTAATTTAGTCATTTCCTGAATACTGCCGATTACATCGCCTGGTGTTCCCACCGCCATTCCCGGACCAATTGATTTAGCGGCTTCCAAAAATGCAAGGCCTGCTTTTGATGTTGTTTCGACGATAGTGACCACGTTTGGCTCTGATTGAATGACGCTCTCGTCTACTTGGATCTCGGTTCCAAGACGGTTATGGCCTCTTGCTCTTGTGATGAGTTTCTTTCTGATTATCTTTAAGTTTGTTATCATTGAATTTTTAAAAATTTTCTGTCTTGTTGTGCTCGGCAGTGAACTGTTTGTCAAGATTTTACCGAATTCGCTTTCTTGTGCTACAAAGCCGTAGTAATCAAAAAATATCAGCCCTCTACAATTGTTTTCCATATCTCTCGATAGAAAGGAGCGAGTATAAGAATTGGGAGATTTTATAGAGTTATTGAAGGTGTCTCTGCCTTCTATGGCCATGGCCCTGGTTGGCTCTAAATCATATTTTAAGTCAGGAACCTGTTTTGTAATCCTTAGATCTTGTATGACTGAATTTCTAACGGTGGCTTTTTCTAACTCCATGGGTGGGCTAGTTTCTTTCAAGCGCTGGACCCTGCGACTGGTGGTCCACCTGGCAGTCATCAGTTTTCCATCTTGGGTTTGTTTAACAGGACCTGTCCAATAAGAACCCTGCATCTTTCCCTGAGAAGAAATGCGATAAACGGATGATTTGGTGTTAAGTTTCCCAGATTCTATGATTCTCTCGCCCGAGATTGGCCCGCCAAGGGCTTGCCTGGGTGGCATTTTTAAATTATTTTTCTGTAACTTGTAGGGCGGCGAATCTGATTTTTTATGCACGTCATTGTCACCAATAGCTAAATAACAAGCCGAATAATAAGAAAGATGATCTTTTACGTTTTCTGGACAGTCTTTTAGTTCAAATTGTATTTCCAAGCTCTTGCCATTTTTCAATCTCTTTGAGGCCATGGCTATTTTTCGAGGATCTACAAGATTTGATAATAATCCCTGATAAATTATATCGTAATCGTCTTGATTATATAATTTTTGAAGATTTAAGCTATTGGATTTTTCCATGGTAGAAGAGAAATTCTTTTGTTTTGTTCTCACCACGACAACACCCAAGGATTTAAAAATTTTACTATCCATCGCAGAAAGACTTGGCTGTACTGTGAGGTTTATATGCATTTTTAGCATTACTTCGATGCTTCTTTCCGAAAAATCCCTGAAATTTGACGTCCTATCTGGAATATCTAGCTCTATTTTATCAAAATGAGGAATTGGAACTGGAGATTCCCTATCGTCTTGGGATAATATTGTACCGTTATTCGTTCTGGTTAATTTTACAGCCATATTAAGTTTTCCACACCATTAAATAGTTTATCATTAAAAGTATTCATCTCTTTTATTCATCCTGGCATGCTGGATCTTTGGCGCCTTCCGCATATGGACTGATTGTTGTCGGAGAAGAAATAATATCTTCGCACTCAATTGGATTATCAACATATATGCCTTTTGATTTAACTTCGCTAATGGATTCACAAATTGTTTTCTTATTTATTCTTGAGTCGACATTGATGTCAAAATAATATTCAACGTAAGTATCATCAATATCTGGGTTAATTTCGGGGATTGTCTCGCTTATTAAGAGTCCATCGACGATATTGGTCGGCTCCTCTTTGAAAAATAGCGGAGTGTAAGACGCGTCGGGTTCAATTATGTAAACTTCAATTTCAAAATTTTCTTTTTCAAAAGTAACGCCGTTTTCCTCGACCATCAATAAGAGGTCTCTGTTGCCATCTTTAAAATTAACGTCAACTCTGGATCCATCCTGAAAAGTGATTGAACTCTCAATTGGATCTGGCTCATTGTTGTTTTTTACATTAAATTGATTGAGGATTGCTATGTTGGCTTCTTCTTCTATCATTTCGGCTGCTGTCAGAACTTTTGTGACGTATGTAACGTTCAGTGATATCTGTGGAATTTGAAGATCGGGATAAGATCCCACTATCGAAGGGAGCAAAGGATTGGAGCCGGTTAAAAAGAAAGAAGCTGTGTTCGCATATTCACCATCGAGGAAAACTATTTTCCAATTTGGGGCCATTCGTGATTGAAAGTCTGAATCGCCCATTGGATCAACCAAAGAAAAATGCTTTTCCGGAGTTGATTGAATACGAACCCTGTCCTCCTCTGGCAACTCAAGCCTCTCGTCATCTGTCATACTGTCAACAATAAGCGTATAATCTGTTGCTCTTCCAGAAAAAGCATGCTGCGTCTTTAATTGCGCCGTGTTTTCCTGAATTCTCCCTTCAATGTCGTTTTGTACCTCCGTAATCTCTCCGTGATCACCGTCATAAAGGATGTTGCTATCAAAAAAGGTGTAGTAAACTGGCTTAAATTTTCCAATTGACAGGAGTTGTTTTCCGAATTGCGTAAGTTGGATGTCTAAAACTTCTTCTTTTTTGTTAAAAAACGTCATTTCTTATTCCGCCCCTTTTTGCTTTTCTTTTTCTTTGAAGTTGCCACTATCAATGGATCTTCTTTAATTTCTGCGACCTTTTGGTTGACTCCATCATCTTCAAGTCCTTTACCGAAGCCTATTTTCGCGTCAATATCGGCAAATTCAACCAAAGAGAAGAAATCATAGGGCCAGTTATAACTATATTGGAGTTGATCAGTCTTTTTACCAGTTTCCTTGGCAATTTTGCTAAAATAATTATTATTTGCTCTTTGTTTCACCTTAAAAACCATCCACTGCAAGCAATCCTCAATCTGTTCGTCTTCTCCGTTTCCAAAAGAACCCATTAGTTCATTAGAGAACAGCTTATGAGAGATCGAAGCCTCGGCTTCAGAAAAAGATACATCTTTAACCGGCGGATAAAGGTTTTGAGCGATATAAGCAAGATCATTCTGATCAAAGGTCTTATCAAATTCAAAAATGTACATCGCAAATGGAGTCACTGCACTCAGATTCGTGACAAAATCCATTCTTGGTGGAAAAACGTATTTCTTCATCTTGTTGACCATGTCTTTTATGGTCTGTGGGACTGTGGATGCTGTTTTCTCATCTGCCATTGCGCCGGCTGCTGCCCCTTCTGCTGCTGCCATGGCTGCCGCTCGGGCTCTCGCCTGCTTAACGTCAGCTTCGTTGTCAAAAAATTCTCCTGAGATTTTATCGAGTCCCTCGAGGGCTGCGCGAGCAGTATAAGAAGCCATGGAGACGGCTTTATCTGAGGAAATTGAATTTAATTCACCCAATGCTTTTCTAATTGTATCCGACGGGATTTCAAAATATTGTCTTTCACCATTTCTAACCACAAAGGGTACTGCGACGACTGCTTCTGAGACAGTTAAAGACTCGGCCAAGTTGCCCATTCTTGTTTTGTTTGTCCCAAGCGGGCTGCTAAATCCGACCAGCTTGCTTAAATCTTCAAATTTTGGATTTTTATAGACGGTCATGTCAATTCCAGACAGCTTTTCCATATTGAATGTGCTGCTGGAGACTGCTCCACGGACCTCTCGCCAACCTTGCGGGATGGCGTCAATTTCATAGTAAACTCCCCTGTCCGCCTCAATCGATCCAAAATTAGGCCAACCACCAATCGGAGTGCTCGCAGAGCCGATAAGGGGCAGGGTGGGCGCAGCATATCCAACACTATTTGTGTTGTAATTGAACATGGGTTTTTCATGTTTTGGTTGGATAACCCATTTATCACCCTCTTTGCCCAGTAGATTAAACGTTGCGTCAACCTGCATGGCGTACGCGTTTGCATATCGAGCGCTCATTGGAGTTGAAAAATCTTGGAAGGCGGTATTCTCATTTGTCGACCAAATGGCTTGTTGTCTTGGTGTCCCGTAGGTTGATCCAGAAAAGGTTCCAGTAGGTCCAGTTAACAGATCATTTTCCAGCGGATCAATGCGCCAGTAATTACTAACACCCTGTGAAAATATCTCATCTATAGTTATTTTACCACTCGTTTTCGCTTTAAATACAAAATCCCACCAGCCCTCGCCACCGTGAGGGGCTGGTTGCCCGCACTCATTGTGACCAGTCAAGCAATCAGAGGCGAATGCATCCGTATTGTAGGCGGCGACGAAAGGAATATCATCGAGAGTTGCATTTTCACCAACATTGGACGCGCGGTAGCCCAGATATGTAGTTCCCGCGACAGGAGGGAACCACGCCGATGGGTTTGTTGGGGCCCACGTAAAGGTTTCTCTAAAATCTTGCATTTCCCCCATCAAAATTCTAGGATCTTGGGGTACGTCGCCCCAGGGGATTACATTTCCAAGGGCGGAATAATCTAGCCACTGGCGAGGTTTGTTTGTTGTTCTATATACTTTCAATCTCATTCCGTAGGATGTTCCCGATGCGACTGTTAAAAAGTTGCCCTCTGGGACACTTTCCAGGCGGGAGTACTCTCCACGAGGCATAAAAAATTCTGTATGTGCTGCCAAATAATTTGACATAGCTCTAGAATACAATTTATCCCCTTCCCCATTCCAGTTTGCTACCACATCCAGGGAAGAACTTGGGGAGGGTTCCAGATCATAAATATCAATTTTTGCAGCATACTTTTCTGGCTCCACAAGGGACTCGAAAGGAAGCCTGAAATCCCAGGAAGCGCTATAAAAAGTTGAATGCGGTGTGCTATAAGTTTTTTGGGTGCCCAGAGCAAACATGTTGCTATAAGATCTCTGCAGTGCAGATCCGCTAGCCTGATATGTTACATAATTGATCACTTGGGGCTCGGATGACATTCCTGGATGATCTACCGCCATGCATGATTTTTCCATATTAAAAAAGATTCCGGGGGAAAAGAATTGCGTTAAAAATGGGCGGAATCGCGCGTTTGTTAAACTGGAATCCAGTCCTGAATATGCTATATTCTTTCCGTAAGATTGGGAAAATAGACTCGCCAATTGCAGGCCTCGTTCAGCCGGGAAAAAACCGTCATAAGGCAAGAATTTTTTAAGGGCGCGGCATTTGAGAGTGATCGTTGTTGGATTTATTACGTCACCCTCGAGATCCTTCTTTATGAGAGAGAAGTTTTTCAGAAAATCGGTATGTGAATAAATCTCGAAGAAACCATCCTGGGTGCTGTCAACAATCGTCCCAGTAGCGCCAGGGATTGATAACCAATTATCGTTCTTGGCCAGGAAATCACCATTTTGCTTGTTCAGATAGAAGTCAATCTGGTCGCTCATCCTGAACTCTGGCAAAATTGACTTATGCTGGTTCTTCAACCTCAGATTAATATTGAAATCAGAGTATGAATCATAAAACGGCTGTGACGGAGAACTAACCCAGGCACCGTTTTTGATGTAACCGGCTTGGGTTCCGGCCTCCCAAAGCGCCTGGCCACCACATGTCGCGACTTTTCCAAGCGGATAAGGTTGAAATGTGCCAGTGAGACAGGAGCCGGCACCGCATGGAGGCTGGGGTGTTACTGAGGCGACCCAGTCCGCAAAGGCGCCGCTAGTTTGTGGAAGCGGAGTTGTAATTGTCCTATCTGAATAATCGGCCGTCGAAGGATATACTGCTTTCGGTGGCGCCCAACCGAACTGGCCGACAGAGAATGCGGATTGTAGGGTATGTTTCCTGCTATAAAGGGGAGCGGCGATGAGATAATTTTTATCGGGCGGGAGATATCCAAAAGGGCACGGAGTCCAGCCGCCGGCGTTGTCACCGCTCGGGGTGATCCCCGAAGCAGAAAAGATCATATTAACATTTGCTGTGCCGGGACTCAAAGAAATATCCAAAACAGGATATCCGTCACCTCTGGAATAAAATGGGTTTCGGTAGTTGGCCGGGGTTCCAACTGGATAAACTCTAAGATCGGCGGGCCAATAGATGCCGACGGCATTAATCAAGCGCGCGACAGTCGGTGTGGTGACAGTTGTATCCGGATCCCAAGAAGCGCTGCCTCCATTCGTTGGTGGGCGCCCCGCATTGGCGGGGCCCATCCAGGCCGCGAAGGATGTGGCCGGATTGGCGGGTTCAGAGCCCATTCTGTACCAGCCAATTGGTCGAAGAGTGTAGTCATCGAATGTTGGTATGAAACTCATATTTGGAGGGCAGCCATCGTTATACATTTTTTCAACCAAAGAGGGATTATAAGAGTGAATGGAATAATTGAAAAAACTAACCTCAGTAATATCCCCTTCAAAAACATTATTAATGAAATAGGAGTTTGTTGATGCGCCGGTAGTGCTTCCGGTGAGGGTCGCAATATCTGTATTGTAGGAGACATCGTGGCCAATGGCGCCGGTTGACGCATTGAGCGTCCCGTAATAGGGTTGTGTTGTGGGCGTAGTTGTAATGGCACCCAAGGAAACCAGTGCTCCATTGATATAAAGCTTAATTCTATCGTCAGTTGACGCGTCCTCGCCGGGTGTTGTCGCATCATAGCAACACAAAATGTGGTACCAGCTTGAGCCCACATCAAGGCTTATACTCGAGGTCGCTGTGTCGACATGAAAACCAGCAGAAGTAGAAATTACTGTCTCTGTTCCAACGTACAGGTCCGCAGAGCTTGGGTTCGCACCGGTTAAAAACAAACGGACGGAACATGTTCCGGGGGTCGGCGTTACTGGTCGCGTATGGTCAGAAGAAGCGAATGAAATTATGTGGGCTTTCCTCGAATTACTTAAACCGGCCGGGGAGGACGCCGGCGCCTTCGGTCTAACCCAGGCCGAAAGAGTATAAGCATTTGGAACGCCAGAGGTAGGCGAACCATTACCAACCGCGTATTCGCCAAATTGTCGTGCGTTAAATCCCTTATTTTCATAAGTTCCACTATCAAGCAATTCATTATATAAAACCGCGCCAAAGAGCAAGGGAGCAATTGTGCCCGGATATGATGAGGGACCCTGATAGCTGCAACTCAACGCATAACTTGATGAAAAGAGCGGGGCACTTGAAAAACATTGAGAATAATTGTTTTGAAGTTCGCCGGGGTGTCCGAGAGTAGAACCACCTAGGGTCCCGGATCCGGGCCCAACGACTGTTACTGAGAAGTCCAAATCATTTGAAACATAAATGGGGCCCGTTTCAAAATCGTCATTGGCATCCATAGCCCAGGCGCTCTGAACCACAACTGGCTGCTGAACGGAATATGCGGCCGGATTTGGCTCAAAAGCCTGAATTCCCATAGAATTAAAGCCATAGGGGCCTGTGCCGGGGGGCAGGCCTCCTGGGACAAACACTGCTGTTGTAAGCGTCGAAAAGTCTATGAATTTTTTAGCACCTTGCAAGGTTCTTGCTGATCTGTCGGTTCTCCAAAATGTATTTGAATATTCGTTTCTCTTTCTATTCATGGAGCTAAATTTATTCTTTGGTGCGGGATATATGGGAGCAGAATATACCAGTTCCACGAGAGATTCAACCGGAGAACTTGTGGAATCCATATTGTGAATCATGTCAGATAGGGGGCCATAACCCGTGTCCTCAAAAAGATCCGCCTCTTCGTATTTCACATCGCCATTTGGATCCAAATTATACTGACCCAGGGCTGTTTTGGCGATCATATGTGGCAACAAAACCGGTCTCAAATGATTTAATGCCGAAGCGCAAGCTTTCAATTGAGAATTGGCAAAAGAATAAGCATTGATCAGAGAGACTTCAAGATTGATAACATTTTCACTATCGATATCGGATGATCCAAACGCTTTGACGCCGAACATGGCGCCCAGCGGAAGGGACCGGGCTTGGACTGCTGGCTCACAGTAAAGAGTAGTTGATGTGCCGGCGACGGTGCGAGGGAATGTCTCATATGAGAAATTTACCAATCTGTCTTCTACACACCCAATAAAGTTGTTTTTCCTCAGATATCGCGAGGTGGAGGTTTCTCCGGATCTAAGCTGTTTCCAAGATGGGTATTGATAGGGTCCATTTCTGTGAAGATTCAGGACGTTTAAGAGATCAGGCAGTCTGTTTCCATCGAATGGGCCTTTTCCGGCTCCACCTCCGGTGGCCGGGGTTGGAATGGCTTCATAGCTTAAAATATCACCATAATCAAAATTTGAAGCTTCTGTTTTGTCTGCTTGGTTTATCTTTGGCACAGCAGACTTTTGTAATGGATAAAAGCACCTCGCAGATGTATATTGTTCCTGAATCGGCTCATATACGAGTTGGTTCATCCCCACAAAATCAACAAATCCGATAGCGGTTTTAGCAGAGGATCCAACTATGGCGAATGTCACCGGAGGAATTGAGGCGCTTACAGCCGAAGGGACATAAAAATCTTTTGGCCAATATCCGAAACCGGCTGGAGTTATGGACTCAAGAGACGCCGTGATCCAAGCATATCTAAGGTCTGTCGCCGGGATTGGATGCTGAACCCAATAATTATCACGTTGGGTGCCTGTGACAATAGATCCGTCTGCCAATTCTTGCATGACCATTCTGGAATTTCTGTTTACTTGATAGAAAGATCCCGTCCCAGAGTAATTTTGAGCGTTCACTGTCGAACCAGGAATCCCGAATTCAGGAACGCCGCTATAATATCCAAACTGGTTAACGCTCGGAGTCAACATGAAGTCTCTCAATGGCCCTCGGACCATGCTATTTCTCCAGTTGAGTTGGTTATTCGGTGAGAATTCTGCTGCGTATCGGTCTAGACCTGGGCCGCCGTTGCTATCTCCCATGGTGCTGGGATCACCTGGTGCTGAAAACCTGGAAACCATTACATGTTCCGTGCGCCCTCTTTGAATTTTAGCAGCATCAAACATTCCTCCGACGAAAGCAGATGCAGACAAAGTTGTATCGCTCGGGTCGTTAAGCAAGCTCCAGGGGCCTTGACGCGTCCACGCTCTGTTATTTGATGTTCTGCCCGGCGCTTGAACGATTTCATAATCTTTTCTAAAGTTTCCGATATTGGAATGCAGGGTTCCCGAAACATAGCCTGTTGGCTGTCCAACGACTTGCTTAATATTTTGAATGTTTATGGGCCTCTTCGCCATGGGGGCGCGATATAAAGTTGCCCTGGGAAGGTTGAATGGCTGTGCCAGGATTTTCACAACCCCAGTTGATGAAGTAATTTGCCACGCTTCGGCTCTATTCGTGGCAGTATCGGCGCCGGTCTGGTTTAAATCAGTGTGGCGGACCTGCATGCCTCCAACAAATTTCTCTGTGAATGGGCCTTGGAGGGGAACTAAGGAGTCAACGGTGTCAACATGAATTTTTGTCATGTCAACATTGTGGCCTAAATCTGCTGATATTTTCAGGGCGTATTTGTTGACGGTCGTGGTGGTCAATATGGTAAATGGAACAATTCTTTCGCCTTTGACGGATTGATAATCAAACGAATCTGAAAATGTAGTTAAACTTCCTTCTGCCTTGAAGGCTGAATACTTAAGTTTTCTCTTTATTAATGGATTATCAGAAGTATTCGGGGCGTAGCTCTCAATATTGGCGGTTGTTAGATAAATGCCATCCGTGTCTCCGGTGATCGGTCTCACATGAGGAAGAGTGTTCTTTAAATAATCGTTATCCTTGTTGATATATGAATTCACTCCACCGTCAATAGGTTTATCCAGCATCATTCTGAGCGTTTCAACTGTGCGATGGCCTCCAGAAAGCCCTCGTTGGGATTGGCGTCGATAAATATTTCTATTTGCATCCACTTCTGGATTTCCGGAAGAAATAGCTGGCGTGGCGCTATCGGCGAAGCGGGCCCACCAAGCACGGTTGAATTCGGGGTCATCATTAACTGGGTGTCTGTTATTTTCATATGACTGGGCGAATTCTTGCGGAAGACTTTTCCACTTACCAGGTTGGAAAATTTCTTGCCCGCCCTTGCGCAGACCCGAATTATCATTGGAATCAAGATCTAGTTGATTAAACCCCTTGCCACTCATGCCAGTCTTGTCGGCTTCCCACGTTTCCAAGCAATTGCCGGCGTCATCAAATTTCTGGCAACCTTCGTTGTTTTCCAGATCTGGTATCCGAGTTTCCAACGTTGGAAATTTGGTCCAGTACTTATTCCTTTCAAGAACATGGCTTTCTACCATATTTCTCATACTATCGGAAAACTTTGCAGAAGCAGGAATTAACTGATTTAGGAAATTTGATAAAGAATTGTCAATCCATTTATAAAACTCAATATATCTGTCTAAATCTGGCTCATTTTGAACCCTTTCGAAGAAAAGTTGCCGCAATTTTGACAATTGTTTGTATTCTTGCCTATATCTATTGACAGGATCACCGATTAAAGTGTTAAAATCAACAATTGTGGCAAAAACATTCAATATCTCTTCGGAAATATTCTGATACATGCTCTTTTCAATTGCGAAAAAGTATTCAATCGGGCGATTCACCAATTGATATACGTCGTCTGTTTCATCGATGTTTATCATATCAGCGCTTTGAATGTTCTCTGGAATTGTTTGCTTGCCGCTGTAAACAAATCTTGTATCCAAAACTTTGCTGCTGTCTGCTGGGAAGAAATCTGCCTTTCCTGGGTGTTGAGTGCCAACAACTTCACCCATCCATCTATATCTGCTTTGCCTCTCGGTTGATCCGGACGACAAATCGGGAACAAAAAATTCTCCTGATGCGTCGGATCCCGTTAAAGTATCAAACTCCCAATTAAGAGCCAAAGTCTCCATTTCTGGGATTAGAACCCCAGAAAGGGGAGTTGAATATAGATATGTGCTTTCATAAGGATGAATGACCCCGTGATTTTCAGGATCTCGACTGTGAGCTTGAATAGCCTGATCATTTAAGTAAGATGTCCAATATCTGACGGATCCTAGCTTAACGTCCGTTTCTTCCAGGAGAGATCCAGTAAAATTGGTTCTATGTGCGCCGGCATAAATTCTTTTTGGTTGATTTATAAATCCTAATCGGCTGGTGTAAGACACAGGTAAAGAAGCAGTTAAGAGAAATTCGTTCGCGACAATTCCAGCATCAGAATTGACGCCGTATAGTTCCAAAATGCGTGGTGGCGAGCTTGATCCGCTTACTAAGTCGAGGCCATAAACGCTTGGAGAGAACCTTACAGCAAAATTCCATTTTTGATTATCATAAACATCATAAAATAAAGAACTCGTTAATTGTCCGGTGCCTGCCGAAGAGCTATAGTTCATTTGAAAATGAACATTATCTGATTCAATTTCTTCTCTGATTGAGTATACTTGCATATTCCAATCGGAAGCTGGCCAAGTGTAATCGCCAGGAGATGATGTAAGGGCTGTATGGAAACCAAACAAGGAGGAGGTTATAAAATTTGTTGGAAAGTATTCTGGGTGGCTTTGAGTTAATTTTTTTGGAAAAATTGCTTCTGCTTCTAGAGTAAAAGAGGTGTTCCCTTCTCCACCACCCCCGCCCGAAGCGCTTATAAAAGATCTTGCATCTGAACCGGGGGAGCTTGCGGTATGTTGATAAACCGAACCGCCAAATCTTGCTGTTTCATTAAAATCTACATATTTCTTGCGCGTTGAATTGACCTCGTAATTATCTCTGAATTGATATGTTGCATTGTCTCCGTAAAGATTGATTTTAACCAAGTCTGTATCAATGCCGTAGCACCTCATGAGGTTCCGAAAGGCCTTCATATTCCCTTTGGATTTGTAGATGTAAACAAGGTTGTTGTAAATATTTTTATAAATTAAATTCTTGATGTCTGTCAAATCAAGATCAAATTTCTTAGTCTCGTCTCTATTGGAAATCTGTTCTAAAATTGTTGAATCAACAAAAATCTCAGAAGTTGACAGGCCAAAGCCCTCGAGCAGCTTATATGAGAAAGGAAGAGGCTTTGTTGTTGCTCCTGGATAGGTTACGTCCTTGAGTTTGGGATAATTTTCAATTTGAAGATAAAGAGTGTCCAAATAACTTGACAAAACTTGACTTAATTTTAATAATTCCTGTCCCGATTCATCATCTTCTTCAATTATCCAGGTTGGCATCGTATAATAAAAGGAAGCATTGTTTGTTAGATCATAAGTTGATCCGGAAGATTCTAAAGATGTTCTTGTTGAGACAACGTCTGGGTGAAAAGAATAAATGATTGGATCTTTGAACTCGCTTTCTTTTCCGAGATACAGATCAATTGCCGATGAGGTTGATCTCGCTTCGGCGGAGTATCCAACCCACGTTCCGTTTGAAATTCTGCCAGAATAATCAAGAGCGATAGAGTCGGTTGCGGCAATTCCGGTGATTCCTTCGTTGAACTTGAGATAAACACCAAGATCAGTATTCGCTTCGTCGTTGTTTGTCCCTCCGCCGTATTGAGTAAACCAATATCTGCCAATTTCTTCTGATGTTCTTGCTGTTTTCCAATAGCGGAATTCGTCAATTGAACCAGAAAGCTTTGCGGATCCTTCCGGAACTCCAATAAACCCGTCATAAGAAAATGGTCTTGTAGCGCCCAAGTTGGCGATCAAAGATCCGGTAACTTCGCCAATTGCATTGCCGGCGCTGATGGTTGTGTCTTTTAATTGACCGTCAAGATATGCCTTAGAGACGGCATCGCTTCCAGAATTTTGAAAAGAGATGGCGACGTGATGCCAATTATTATCAATAAGCTCACTAGTCGTTATCCCCGAATAGATATATATATCGCTTACAGTGCCGGAAGTAAAAGAGGCCACCAATGGGGTGTCTGATGCTCCCGAATTGCTTGTTAGAAAGAATATTTGGAGGGATCCCGAAGTATCTGTACCCGTTTCATCGTTTGTTAGGTGAAAAAGATATTCAACGTCCGAGGATGCTGTCGGAATAAGAGCTTCTTTCTTAATCCAAGTTTCAATTGTGACGCCCTGGTTGAAATCAAATTTTAAATTAGATTCACGATTCTTATCTGGATCGTAAAAGTTGGAATTTTCAAAAGTATTTGAAAGATCTTTCCCAATCATACCAGAAGAAGCTGTATGTGGACCACCCACGATTTGAATATATTCAACAATATCAGGGAGACCGATCGTAATAGAGCCCGATGTAACACTTGAATCCACCGAGCCCCATCCATTCGGGGAAATCGTCGCATAACCAGTCGTTCTTGGATAAACATTATCATAAATATACAAGTCAAGATAAGTGGAATTATTAAAAAATTCTGTTTGTTCTCTTAATGACCCATCATATGGGTATTGATTAACAATTCTGTCAAAAGAGTCGCTGTAATATTTGACAGCGGATCCAAAATGAGCGAAGGTTTCTGGCCTGCTGTAATCTTTTTGAGGAATGAACCTATTTTTTTCGATAATCTTCTGTTTAATGTTGCCAGATGACTCAACAGATTTGCCTAATTTTTCTAGATCCGTAGAAGATACAACAGATTGCGGTATTCTTTTATCAAAAAGTTTTCTAATACTCATTTAAACTCTCAATCCTAAATTTCCAAAGGTATGGCTGCTCAACATAAGAAGTTTCATCATAAAAGGCAACTTTTATACCATAAGAATAGCCTGATTGTAGAATTCCCATGTCAAAATCAAAATAATTTCCACTCACATCGTAAGACATTTGTGTATAATTATCGCTGGATGTTCCATAGGGAACGATAGATAAATCATCAACTATTCTAAAGATCTGGTACGAAGCACTCTCAATTATCGAAGTTTCTATATTTGAATTTGCTACAGTATAAATAGTAGGAGACCAATTTTTTTGCCGGGAGTAAAGTCTAAGTCGGACTTGCTCGTCCTTGGTATAAGACGGTTTAAGATTCGTAATATTGACAACATATTTTGGATTTGGATTATAAGCTGACGCAGCGTGTGATTTAACGCTTATCGTTCCCGTGTGATAGCAGGTTGCAAGCCCAGAGTCGTACCAGCGGTCGTAAACGGTCGTTAGCGCGGTTTCCAAGGCGAAGGAGGCCGAATACACCCCCGTTGAAACAAAGCCCCCTGTGACGGTTGTAGGAGTTAAATCTGTTCCAGCCGATGATGAATCAAAGACTTTAACGTAGATTTCTCCGGTTCCCACTCCTGGGATATTTTTCAGTTTTCCACCGAAAATGTTATAGAGGTAAATTGTGTGAATATTATCCGCTGCCGACAACAAAGAACTGCTCGCATAGAAATTTCCCCTGTCGTCTTTGAGAGCCGAATCCCAGCGCGCTTCAATATACGGGCGCTTGTAATAAAATTCGGAATTTCTGCCAAAAAACTTCTTGGTATAAAAGCTGTATTGAGATCCACTTAAATTATTAAGTTCTCCGTCTGCTGAGTCAGCAGCAAATGAGCCTGAATAATATGCCTCTTGAGTTCCGGTCAAATGAACTCCGAATCCATAGTTGTCTTTTGTTCCCGCAACCCATTCTTCAATTAAGGGTGTTACATCAACCTCTAAATCCTCAATTCCTTTGTCAAAGTAATTGGTATAAATTGGAGAGGCGTGATAATCTCCACCCATTCTTGTCCACGCCGTCGTTTGAGATGCCGACATCCAAGTCGAACCTTCGTTGTTTGGATATACAATGTCTGTATATCCATCCATGTCGAGGCCGAAGCCTTCCTCCCAAGATCGAGAGACCGCTGAAATATTCATTGTAAATTTGCGGGGGACGGTTTGCGAGTGTCTTGCGTTTGACATTTTTAAATAGAATGAAACTCCGCCGGCGCTTGGCAAATCTCCGGTGGATCTGTCTGTGGTGATTTCCGAAATTGGGAATTTTATTAGGATTCTCTCCAATTCGGTTGATCCGGAAGAGGCTTGCCCATAAACAGAGAACACCTCTAGAACATCAGATGCTCCCATATTCGCGTTTGTTCCTCGGCTTGTCAAGCTTGGGCGAAATGCGTTTGTTATGGTGTTGTCTGCGTCTGAAAAATATCTCTTAATTGCCATTATGTAACTGCTCCCATGATATCTACGGATGGAAATCTAATTTCAAATGCCACATTGTCTGGAGCAGAAACGTATCTTCCATCTGGGGACATCAATTGATCGATGCTGACGTAAACGTCAGAGTAAGATCCGCCATTCTTTGCGACAATTTTAACCTTCGTTACGTCAATGACTCCAACAACATCGTTTAAGTAATTATAGACGTCCGTTATGTACATAGGTTCGCCAATAAGCAGAGGTTCTGAAAATTTAGATGCCAATAGGCTGACACACTCAGTTAAAATATCGTATTTATTGTAGTTTAGGTCATGAATTATCTCGAATTCGATTCCAAGGTTCACAACGTGAGCGTCTAAAATATCAACTGTATCATTAATCATCTTGTTTCTGTTCAGCCATGTTCTCAAATTCTTTTTCAATGTAGAGCTAGCTTGGGTCAGATAGCCACTTGCGCTCTCTGATAATATATATAAATTTAAATTTCTCTTAAACGCGCTGGAATCTTGGTGAATGTTGCACCTCTTTACTGCGCCAAATTTGTGAGGCATTCTGTAAATCATAGCCTGATAGTCTTCCCTCGTTACAGCACGGTTTTGAGTCGCGAAGTAATCAATGGATCGCTGCCGAATCTCTTCGGATGATGGCGCAGAAACATCGCCGACGAGCGGCTCTGGGTTTATAATTTCTATTGAATTTCGAACCGAAACTACATTTGAAGAAATTAAACTTGAAAGATTTCGGAATGACCATAGTGCCGATGTCATCTGAGTTACCGTATTGGCAGCAGCATTGACGTTATCGCTTGTGTTGACTCTATATGCGACTGTTAGCGTTGTATTCGTTGGCGAAATTCCGAATTTATCAGAAAAAATCAATTTTGATGGATCGAAGCTTTCTTCGCTTATGTAATTTTTTGCGTGAAATTGTAAGACGACGTTCGATGGATCTACCGGGGAGGCCTCGGCGATCTCACTATCTGATCCGTATCCAAATTGCAGAAAAGAGATAGAACCGATAGTTTCCACCGTAAATCTTCTTGGAACAGAATATGGCCTCAAAATAGACGGCACCACATTGCTATCTGCGGCTCGGTTTATGACGTCTCTGTAAATTACGTCTTGAGACAGGTTTTCAACTTCGTAATATTCATTTCCCTCGGAGTCGAAAACGCTAATAACTTCGGCGGTGCGCGGAATTGAAAGCGCTAGTTTTCTAAATCTTTTATATTCCCCGACCGTAAAGGTTTCTTGCACAAATTTGCCTGAAATTATCTTGCCAGGAGCTTTTACTGCATAACTTGTCGGGACGCCGGTTGCCGAATTTATTCTAGCTGCGACAACCTCGTTCTGTGGATTTGAAAAATTAATATCGCTGTTCACAATAAAACTTCCACCTCCAGCCGAGGAGCAAGTGCTTCCTCTTTTGAGAATCGGGAGATAAGCTGAATCTGGACCCAACCCTTGAGCATTCGCTGGGACAATTATGAAAAAATTAACAAGACCTTCGGTGCTTGGGACTCCCTGATTTTTGTATCCCTGTTGGCGTGCTAAACGAATTACGTTATTATATTCGGCGGCTGAGTCAAGGAAGGACTCGTTCACTTGATAGTCCAAGTAAAAAGACAAGATATCTCCGACATAAGACACGGTATCCACCATCAATGACCCGAAAGATGCTTCACTAAAATCTCTATAAGATTCTGGATAATATCTTTTCACGTATTCAAGCAAGTCTTCGCGAATTGAGGCGAAGTCTCTGCTTGTATACCTGACTGGTGTTCTTTTTTTATTGGCCATTTATTGTGATTCCTTCATCTGTGCTTTTAAGTAAATAGCGGCAAAGTCAAAACATTTACCGAATCAAGAGCAAGTATTTTAAAAAGAATTTGTATATACATCGCGTTTGCGTCGGCAATCGTTAATTGATCTGATGCCTCGTTTGACCCGCCAGAAAATCTGATGTCCAAGACCTGAATTGAACTCATATATTTTGCGGCTTGTTGTTGGATTCTTTCTGTAATCTCTTGCTGAATTCCCCCATTATCCAATTCAAATAAATATTGTTTTATTCCCACGCCAAAGCCTGGATCCATCATTTTTTCACCAGGGTTTGTCAAGATAAGGTGCTTAAAGTTTTGTGTTATCGCTTCTTTAATTGTTTTTGTCAGGCGATAAGGGCCATCTAGCTGATCATAATCTAGGGGTAATGCTGGTGATATTCCTATGGCCATTTAGTCATCCTCCTCTTCGCAGAGTTCGGCGGGCTTTGGAACTTGTAGCCTCCTTTGCCACCATTTAATGTCCTTGTTGCTTGGAAGTTTTCTCTTAACTCTGAGTTTTTTTCTTGATTTTTCTTCATTTGTTTCTTCTTCTTCGTCCCTATATGATGCGTCTCTTGAATTATAAAATCCCTCGAAAAGCCTTCTTAAATTCTTTCTTGTCTTCTTAAAATCAGGTTCCTTACTCCACCTCTTGAATTGGCTTCCTTTTTTTCCTCCGGGTCGTGGGTCGTCGTCTTTGTCAAGCCACTCGCTCCCAATCGACAACAGAAATGTCTCTATAACATAAATAGTTACAAATGAAAGTAAAGATGGCAAAGGAAGGCAATATTTAAAAAGAGTTTTATATTCCGGAGTTCCTATCAATTCAGAGATCATGCAGTTGAGGTCATACTCACCTATCAATGATTCGTTTAAAATTTCATCACGACTTATTGGCACTTCGGCGATGGCGACTGGGACTACATATTTTCTGCTATCCTGACCTGATCCGAATTTTAATGATTTGATTTCCAAAACGTCAGCGTCAGAAATTGATGCATCAAAAGTCGCTGGATCTGGAATAAAATCATCTGGCATAATCATGGAAAGTCTCAAACCATAGCTCCATTCCCGATAATTGTTTGATATAGGTACTCCTGCGGTTTTTTTACCTTGTTTTTGCAAAAAATCTTTCCAATAATCTAATCCGAAAATTTGAGGCCCAGGAGTAGAAGTGAAAGGTCCTGCAGGGTTATACTCTACTTTTATATATTTTTCTAGAATAAAGGGGAAAAATCCCTTCCCATATTCATCTGGAGTCAGTTCGTTGGCAATTTGGATGATATCGATCGTTTCATCGTCACTGTCATTGAGCGGATCTTCTGAAACATCATCTGGCCCGCCGTCTTCAACTGCGCCTTTGGCCATCCATTCGCGTGATCCCAAAACCCAACTCTCCAAATTGGAGACAGAGGGATCAAGAACTTCATTAAAAAGTTTTCCCACTTCAATTAGTTGCTGGGCAATATAATGATTTAACAGAATTAAACATTCAGGCTCAACCGTTCGTATATAATAAAAGTACCAGTCCCTTCTTGTCCTCTTGGGTACTCCAATTCCGGATTCAAAAAATCCAAGGAATTGACGAGGAGGCCAGGTCTCTTGCACTGAATTGATTTTTTCCATGGCGTCAAGCTGCGCCTGAGTTGGCATAATTTCCCCTATGTCAACCTTCTTTCCAAAATTTTGAACCACCTCTTCTAAAAATGTATAATAATATCTTTCTTTACTGACTGGTTTTCTAAAATTTAATCCCGTATCCAACATTCCTTTTCTCATTTTTGTGGCGATATAAGCAAGCAAGGTATCGTCATAAACATCTGGAAATTTTGGATTAAACATTGAAAACGACGGAAGGCCCGCCAAAAGAGCCTCTAGAACATAAAGGCGCACTGTTGCCATAATTGCGCCATCTGTGCCGGCCAGGGAAGCGCGGGGCATCGCTCTGTCAAAAGGTCTTTCTGTGCCAATGGTACAAGCAGCGGGGAACTGCATGCGCGGGTCATCTTTAAGTTTGCTGTTATATTCGCCGGTTTGTTCTGCAATAGAATTGAAACTTGTAATTGATTTAGTTGTGCAACCATCAGCAGGCGGTAATATTTTATCGTACAACGATATCATGCCAGTATGAACTGCGGGCTCAACATAGAAGGCGGGGTTCTTCGCCGTACCTCCGTAAATTGTGTGATCTAACTTTACAATTGTATCTTCGGCATTTTCATCATATCCAAAGCTAAATGCTCTCGAGTTTTGTGAAATTTTAAGCGCGAACTTCTCAACGATCTTGTTGGTTAAATATTCGAACATGGTTGTTCTAAAATATTCTTCGATGTCGGACGATTGATCGGTGGTATATTGAGCCCAACTGTCAGCAATAAGTTTTCCAAAAATATAGGCCTGATTTGGCACGTCGGTGGCGTTATTCGGAGAGACGGGTGAAGAACCGCCGAGAGATTCAATTTTATCAACAATAGACGAGCCCGGTGCTCCAGACGTGATTGTGTTATAAGAGTGAATGGCATCAAATTCAACGGGTGGGCCATATCCGTCGTCTGTTGAATAAAATTTTATATTTATTCTTGTGTCATCATCTTTTTGATAATTGTATTCAAATGTTATTTCTTTTGGTTTATCAGGGCCGAGGAGTTTATTGGCTTCGTCAAAGCTTGTGAATATTAAAGTTAAATTTGGATCTTTTGCGTTCCCAAATTCAACTTCCAGTGGATTATCGGAGGCGGCGGCGTCACCGGACAATATATCTCGAAGCCACGGGGCAACTTCATCCGGGTAGGTTCCGAAGGGGGCATTGGCGAACCAAGACTTACCATTAACCGGCTTGGAGGGCCCCTCGATATCTGCGTGACTACCAAGGGGCCCCAAATCTGAACCAAATGGCTGCCCAAACCGGTTAACCCAAAACTCATTATGCATTTTAAATCCAGCGCCTTTCGTGTCCGCCAGCATCATATTTAACATTCCGTCCTTCGTGGCCAACTCTGTTATAAATGAGATGTTGATAACCTCGTAATTGGAATCAAAAAAGTCCTGCGTAAGTTGTTTCGTCTCTGGATCTTCGGCTGGATAAATCCCCTCTTCCGGACAAAGGAGGCCTCCCTCTGTGTCAATATCTCCAAAATAATTCTCATTTAAAACATTCGCCAGATCATCAAAATCACACTTGGCGCGGTCTTTTAGTTTATCCAGTTGATCCTGACATTCAGCATCGGTAAGTCCCTTTTCTTTCAATAATGAACATCGCAAATCATCAAAATCTTTTTCGCAGATTGACGGACAAATAGGTTTGTCTGCCGAGGCTGCTATTCTATTTCGAAGGGCTCCTCTGTCGAACACTCTCCCCAAACCAACAAACAGATTTCTTATGTCATCGTCTGTGGCAAGTACGGCGGCAAGATTTGGTATGCCATTGACAATTTGTCTGGCATATGCGACGGCTTGATCGGATGGGCGACCATCGAGAAAGTCAAGTAATTCTTGCTGTGTGAGGATCGCAGAGATGCCGTCCATAAAGACACCCATATCATCGTCTGTTGGCTTAGGAACGCCAGGAAGGCCCAAAGAACCCAGCGAATCGTTAAGTTTGTTTAGGGCGCTGTTAAGTTCGGCGTCGTTGAGACTGTCGCCACAGAGATTGTTGGCTACAACACTCCTAAAATCAGATCCTCCGATCAAATCTTTCGTTATGCCGGCTGTATCCTTTAAGATCTCACAGCTAGCATTTGCTAAAACTTTAAGTATTTTACTCAGAATTAGAGTCATCGCTTTCGCGACCAAGGCTTCAAGTGCTTCTTCGGCCGCCTCTATTAGAATTGTCTTTATATCTCCCAGAAAAGGTCTAACTGGGAATTTTGGAATCACAGGAAGTGTTATCGCGTAATGTCCTGCGCAGAAATCCAACTCCAATGTTTTTAAAATGTCATCGAGTGGTGGCGAAAAGAGAGGCGGAAGAGGGCAATCCAGAACTCCGGTTACAGTATCTTTGAGAAGTGCGGCTCCTGGGATTTTATTTATACTCTCCATGAACGATTTACTCGAAATTACATTATTTTCTATTGATTCGAGCATTGCGTCTCTTAGAGCCTCAATGGTATTGTCTTGAACCCGGTCGAGTGCTGTACCAACAGAGCCAGCATGAGCAAATGGGCCAGCAAAGGAGCGTGGTCCGAGGCCAGGAACGGGCGCTACGCCCGTGGGGCTCGTAATTATGACTTGATTTCCATCCTTATCTAATATTGGATTTCCGTCACCATCAGTTAGCGGCATATCCGTAAATGATTTGAATTTTTCTTTCTGTTCTTCTATCGTTGTCTTTGATCTTGCAACAAATCTCTTTAAATTACCCTCCGGTGTATCTCCGCTAGAATCTGGAGTTTTGGCTAGCCGTTCAGCTTGAGTTTCCTCTTTTCCCGTTAAATAATCCGTAGAATATTTAACTCCGGCACCCTGATAACTTCCAGGCCTATATCCGGCCTCCCAGGGGAGCGGAAGAGAGGTGACTTGAAATACCGAGTCTCTAACAATCTGCTTAAGTACCGGATTAAATGTGAAGAAGATACCTTGTAGTTCTTTTTCCGTGGCATTCTGTATAAAAGCTTTTACAAGCATCTCCATGGAGAGTTCTATGTCCAAACCCTTCAAAATACACTTCAAAGCGGCTGAAACAATGGATGCAAGACCGCAAACACCCAATTTGTCTAATATTTCCGTATAAAGTTCTTTGAGATTCCCGACTTCTTTTATAGTTTCGGGTAAATTTTCCAGAAGAAGGTCGCCTGCAAAGATTTCACGCAACTTAGCGTCAGCAAATCTCTGTTTGACGTCTTCAAGGGCGTTGTATTTTTCGTCCTGGCGCTCTTTTCCTTCTAAGGTTAAGCATGTTTCTTCGCCGATAGCGGCAGCGTACAGCTTTGGAAACGATAGAGCGGTACCCAGAACCTCAGATCCAAGAATGAGTGCAGGTCTTGTTAAATTAGCGGCCAGTTCGGCTGCATTACAGTCATTTTCATCGATAAACGCCTGCGTCATTGTCAATTCTTGACCTATATTCTCCGCGATTGGGGGGAAATAGTAAGTTTTCATGAACAAATCAACTGCTGGAGGTGCATCGGAGGTGACGCTGTCATACATTGATGGTATGTTGGCTACAAACGCCAGAGTTGTGGGGTGATTGGTTACGGATTTACTAGAAAAACTAAACCATCCTGGGCCGCCATCAATTCCGTTTGTGTTATTGCCAAGTTCTATTGCTTCACATCCGAAGTTGTTGGCTTTTATGTACTCAATTCCCTTATATTCTTCTTTAAAAGCTATTTCTACTGCTTCCAAGACACCGTTTTTCTTTCTAGTGGGGTTAAATTTAAAGTCTTGGTGGCGGAGCAAGTCTATCAATTCTTTTTTGAACTCTCTTAGACGCTGTGCTTCCTTTTTTAACAAAGTTCCCTTTGGTAATCCTGAAAATTGACCTTTATAGGTCTCTATTTCTACTTGAACGGCGTATTTTCTGCCTATTGCTCGACTTACTAGGTTAAACATTGAACCTCTGCCGCGAATATCGGCGCCAGTTAAAACAACGTTCAGGGGAAAGTCTGCAGAATCCTCTGGTGGCTTGGGGGGTTTGTTTTCAACTTCAAAGACAACGCCAAATGGAAGTTTTACTAAAACCTTTATTTTTGCTAGATTTCTAAAGCCAACAAAATAGTCTGTTGTGGCTTCGGAAATGAGAGATTGAATAGAGGTTTCCGATGATTCTTTTCCCAGCGAATCTAAAATTAACGCTATTCCTGGGGAAAGATACTCACTCATTATGGTATCGATGCTTTCCCCATCCAATTTTTCATATTCGGTGTTTATTGGTACCCAGTATTCACAAGTTCCTTCATTCAAGAAAGTAATATTAATCGGAGAAGTGGTCCAGTCAATTGGATCACAATCTTTTGGGATACAGGGAGGGGGACATTCTGTGATCGGGGGAGTGTAACACTCGATTGGTACTCCACAAGGGCCTTTTTCACCGCAATCGCCTGGATCAAAGAAATCATATTTAAGTTCGCCGCAGCCTTGTGCGGCTTCTGCTGCCTCGATGAAGCTTTTCCAAAAATTTAAAACATATTGGTATAGGCCATGGCCGGCTTGGGTACCAACAAATGCGCCACCAGAGGACTTTACATCTTCATCCAAGGCGCCGGCGCCGAAGACGGATGCGTTCACTTCAAAAACATTATTATTTTCCCAATCGGACTCATAGTTTTTAAGATCTGCCTCGTTGTCATCAATAAATGCTTTCAAATCCGCAATCATTTCACAAGAAAAAGACAAGAAAAATTCTCTCAAATCCTCAAGAGTGAGCGAAAAGCCTTCAAAATAAAATGGCAGAATTGACTGGTACCATTCCAGTCTGGCGGTATTCCACTGCTTTCCCGCCTCAATGGTGATCTGATGTGTTCCGCCGCCAGAGACTTTGACTGGGACGTCAAAGATCTCATCGGCAAGTGGGTGGTCGAACATTTTTGCAAACGACGCGTTTTTAGCCGCTTCGGGTTCAACATGATCTTTAAACAGACCTGCGACCATATTTGAGAATGGAGAAAATAAATAAAATTGTGTTGGCTCCAAAGTGGTTGAGGGAGAGTCAACATAGGGAGCAAAAAGTTCAGCATTTGGATCAAACAATCTTTGAAGAGCGATTCCATAAAAGTAAAAAAGATCAAAATCAGTATAAGCGCTGGTGGTACCATTCGTGATACTACTATTTACATTAATCCAGATTACTTCAGAAGAGTCACTAATAGAAGAATAAAGCTCCTTCATAAAAAAGTCTTTGGCAAAATCTGTGTTAATTGCCGGAGGATTGACTCCCCCAAGAGCTTCGTGGGATTTGCCATTATATGCACCAACTGTATTCCTCAAATAATTAAGGTTATATTGCAGCATATTGCTAAAATCTGCTGCTGGCGGGCTGCTGATACCTATTGTTTCGTCAAAATAATAATTGCCGGGCACCGGAACATTCGAGTTGGGCTCTGTGAACAACTGATTCGACCACTGAGCTTCCTTTTTCGGGCGATCTATTGAATTTCTGACATAATCTATCTGGTTCTGGTCGAGATCAAACGAGCCAACAATTGCGTCATCTGCGTTATCTTTACTAAAAATTTTATCCTTCACTTTTGCTAAGGCAAAGGGCATAACTAATGATAATTGTTGATAAGCGTCGTCGTAACTAGCCATTTTTTATGTTGTCCTATTGGCGCGACTGCAAATATATCTGCCGCCGTGTGGCGTTAAATAATTCGTTTTAAAACCGGATGCGTTTTTTTGTTGAGGCCACGCGAGCATGTTACAGTTAATATACTGTTTTATGGATGAATCAAGAAAGGCTGGTGTGATAGAGATGAGATCTGGAATCGCAAGGGCGGCTGCGACAACCGGATGAGTGTGAAATGCGATGGCGCGGTTATAAGCGCTTTGGGCTTTGGCAAAATTATCAAGTCTGATAGATAAATCCATTATTTGGGTGACGATTTCATCTAAGGCATCAGTAAGATTATCTCCCTTCACCAGCGGCTGAAGAAAGTGGACCTTCTTGCCGAAATCGGGTAAACCAAATGGCTTTCCGAGCGCCTGTTGCGAATCATCATTGCCTGCGATAAGATCAATTCCATATGGCCGAGTGATTGGCATACCTTGGGAGTTCTTCGTCCATGTTTGTGTAACCAATTTTATTCCTTCGTTGCCGATGATTCTAACTGCATCTGCTTTTATGGCTATTCCTGATTTTCCGATGGACTGTCCAACGTTGCCGGCAACTAAATCAAAATTATCATCTATATCGGTTTTTTGGCTGATATAAATTCTTGCGGCGTCCGATTTCATGTTGGGGCTAGCCCAGATATTTGATTTTGGACCGCCCTCGACGGAAGACATTCTTCCCACCACGAGATCAATCATGCCACACTGAGTGCCGCCGTTGGCGCCATAGCCGCTGCCTGGGACGCTGGCTCGGTCGCGACCTAAAACTATCCAAGAATTATTTTGATTTGAAAAAACAACTTCTCCGTCCGCTCTATTAAAAATAGGAACCGGTTCAACTGTGTTGGAGTTGTTTATACCCTGAGCATTGGGATTTTCTTCGATTATCTCTTTTTTGCGAGGGGGCAGACCTTCCAGGTCTATAATTTTTTTGCCCATAAATTAGTTTCTCCGTTTATTCTGATTCTGATTCTCATTATACACGTTTATTTCTGTCCTGGCTCATATAACGTCGTCCCCGTGGGGCCATACCCATGCAAATATTTTTTCTCGCTGGAATTTTCTATATAATCAATATGCACATGGCCGCCTTTATTGACGTCATACCATATAAGCTGTCCTCGCCAGTCGATTTCTTGCTCAACAATCCATTGGGAAAATTCATATGCATCAGCGAATTTGGCAGGCTTTCTCATATCAGTCGTGTAGCCGAATGTATGTTTGCTGTTCTTGACCCCTCCTGCTTTCTTGTTAACTTCTTCATTGCGAAAACCAGAGGTTATGTATATTTCTCCAAGACCCTGTTCGTTCAGTTTTGTCTGAATTGGGTCCAACACCTTTTCTACAAGCAATTGTAAGCTGTCAAATTGTTTATCATTCGGTAAGTTGGCAAGATTTCCACTATTTCTTAGCATGTTCTCCAGGCTGAATTGTTCGGGAAAATTTGTATTTATCTCGCGACCAAACCAGCCGGCGCCAGGGCCAGGGCCTTTGTCTCCCACGTCCTCGGTTTGCCCGTCAAATAAGCCACTGAGGTTAAATGGATCAATTAATTTTGAGTGATCGATAATATTTAAGCCTTGTTGAACCACACCTACAAATTCTGCGTTTTCGAACTTTCCATCTTTAAACCTGACTAAAATAATATCGCCGGGATTGAGGCGAGCAGGAGTTGGACCTTCAGCCGATATCGGTATCCACAAATGTGGGTGGGCAGAAATCAACAATTCTTCTTCCGCTGCAGGCTCCAAGCAAGAAAGCCGGTTAGATCCAGTGTTGGACCCATTCAGGAGGCGATTCGGGCCCGGAATAATAATATTTCGGAAAGATGGGGGCAGAGGAAGAAATTTGTGAAAGTCTGGTACTCTGAAATAGATCTTGTATTTTGGTGGCGACCAGCCGGGGGCGAGCAGGGGATCAGTGAAGCTGCCCGTCCAGGATGGGCCGGTGGGGCTAGCCACTGTCTTCAAGCTGGCATATAAGACTACAGCGTTAAAAGTTCCATCACCCAAGCCCGTACGAGATTGAACCTCCGAGAAAGCGCGCACTGTTTCTCTGAGTTGATAAAACGAATTATTTCTATTTGTTCTGTTGAACGCTCCCATTAGTCAACGTCGCCTCCGTTTTGTAGCATATCAAAAATATCCGCTTTGTCGTCTTCCGAAAGGCCGGTATCCTTCTTTTCTTCCTTTTGGACCAAAGATGCGACCTTGACGAGTTGTTCGTTCGATCTCTGCAACGTCTCAACATATTTGGCGGCTGTCATGCCGACTTCTCTATGTCTTTCGTCGCTTTTGCTTAGATAAATCATCACGTCATCGAGCAAACGACGGGTTATTTCCCTGTCTTTTCGGACATTGTCAATTGCTTCGGCGATGTATTTATCAATCTTTTTCATAAGTCTCCACGGTCCCATTTTGTTTTGAAGATTTTATAACGGCCCCTCATTTTGTTTAAACAATTAACGACTTGTTTTGTGTTTAAACCCGTTATTTCTCTCATGTACAGATAAATAGCCTTCTTATTGAAAATTTCTATATCATCTGGCGACTTTAACAAGATTTTTATGGCCTCAAGAACTTTTTTCTCATTGTCTCGAAGCTTCATTCTGTCCCATGTGTCTATTTCAGTCCACAAATGATTCCAGAACTCTTCTTTTTCCCTTCGCTCATCGCAATCCATCTCAACTGCGACGTATTTCATTTCCATCTCTTTTGAGAGGTCTTGAAATTCTATTTCCCTTTGCCGGCTTCTCTTATTTTTCTTAACTTTCTGGATAAACCAGTTTTTTGTTATGACAGAAAAGTAAGAAAAGGCTTTTGAGCCTTTTTCTGGTTTGAACTTATCAAGAACGGTTGTGAGCCAAACTTTACAGTCTTCTCTCAGGGTGTCAATATTTGGGAGAGTCGTGAACTTATAGGTAAAGACAATTTTATCAACCATTTCGCTTAGCGGAGGCTGTATCAATGTCCTATAAAGATGTTCTCTTCGTTTTAGATCTGTCGAAGTATTATATTCAATGATTGCGTTCTCATTGACTTTTGTGAAATAGTTTCTTGAATTTTTACTTCTTCTAATTCGGCGTCTTTTCTTTGGCGTAACTGGTGCGCTGGGCTTTGTCGTCATTAATTAACTCCTCTGTTGTATCATCGTCGGAATATAAATTGTATTGATCAAACACCGAGGTCAAATCCTCAGCATGCTTGAGCAAGTGTCTCAAAGTCTCATCGCCATAGAAAGTTTCTAGCTCATAGACCGATTTTAAATGATTTTTGAAATTGCTGATAACTGTGATGTTTTCTGTTAATTCTTCATCGTAGTACTTTACTTGCTTGAGTAAATTGATCATATACCAGATCGTTCCAACGTGAACCATGAAGCTCGCGAGCAGCGATAAAAGTAAAATGATCGTAATTGTTGACCAACTCATGATTTATACTCCTTTTCTCTCAATTTTCTCTTCTCTTCGGAAATAGATTCCTTATTCTTCTTTATATACTCTTCGACAACGGATCCAGTTTTTTTCTCGGAACTCTTGTTGAGCTTGTTTATATAAGTAGGAATAGACGGAACACGACGAAAGGCCTGGGAATCACAAATATTGCAATTCTCCAGGCTTTCCGACATGCCGTGTTTTATTTCGAAGTATTCATCGCAATCTTCGCAATGATAGTTATACCTCGGCATCTGTTTGTTCTTCGTCCTCTTGTTCGCCAAACTGGACGATTGGTGGGTTTTCCACCATTAATCCCTCTTCTGACTCTTTGAAAACGAATTCTTTGAAAACAGGAACAATATCTGATTGTTCCATCAATGATTTTTGAAGCGCCATCATTACTGCGCCAATTGCTTGATTTGATAAATGCATATCTATCTCCTTATATATATATTATAACCCTTTATTCACTATTTGTCAAGGATTAAAGTAAATTATCTTAAAATTTTTCTTAATAATTGAAATTTTTCTGCGTATGCCAAGCCTACTTCTGCTCCCCACACCTGCATTAAATTGATGATATTTTCTATGCTTCGGGTATGTGGAAAGTTTCTAAGTTCTTCTTCATAACACTCCTTTAGGACCTGGATTTTCTTATCCATTGTTTTATTAACGTCAAAATAAACATTTCCGTTAAAATTGGCCAAAGGATTATAATCTGTAGAGGACGGGACATAATAACTGTAAATCTCTTGATGGCGGCCGTATTGAGGGCGAAAAACTGTCAAAGTTGCGCGGGACACAATTGAGTGATCAATGTTGAGACAGCCTGGATGGTGGGTAAAAATTATATTGGGAGTGAAATTTACATTACTTTCTATGAATTTACAAACTTCCAACATAGAAACCGTATCCATCTTATTATCGGGAAAAGCACCACAAGAATAGTGGGCTATTCCCAATATATCACAAACCCGATCAAGCTGCTTGCTTCTCCCAGAAGAAGAGTTGTTGCGGGCACCAACACCATCTGTAAAAGTTATCAGATTAATCTTGTGTCCCTCTTGCGAGAGTTTTGCTAATGTTGCTCCGCAGCCGAGAGTTTCATCATCTGGGTGCGCAGCCAATACCAAAATATCACTCATGTTGATCTTTTTTTCAATAAATATACATGTTGCTTGCGATTATTTCTCCCACTGGGAAGTGGATATTTTTCTTCCTTTAAAAGTTCCAAATTATCATGACTATTTAAATAAATAAGAGGAAAATTATCCGCCCAACACGCGTTCATCGTGCCCCTCCACTGGATCGCCACATTATCATCATGGTATAATTCACATCCCCAAATATAGCCGCCCTCCTTGACACACCGACAGATTTCCTCAACAGCGGCCGCGATATCGTCGGGGCTAATGTGTATGAGCACTCCCGCTGTATAAACAACGTCAAAGAAGCTGTCTCTAAATGGCAGTTCCAAGGCGGACGATACTTGTGCATTTACATTTGGAACTCTTTCTTTTAATTTTTCAATAGCTTGCGATTGTATATCTATTCCATATAAATTTTTAAAACCATTTTGGTGGAGTACATGTAAATTTCTTCCGACATTGCACCCCACTTCTAAAATTTTGGCCTCTTTGTCTATAGATTCAAAATCTTTTAAAATATAAGAATTAGCATGAGAAATGTTAAATTTTTGTGTTCTCGGATTCCAATCATCATTACTTTTAGTATAACGCTCACCAACTTGCTCCCAAAATTTTATTTGTTCTGTTTTTTTCACTATTTATCTCCTATTTTTTTAATAAAATGTTTAAACTTAAATTGGGATTATCCACGGTTATACATTTATCCCAACGGGCATCGCGCTGGCCTGAATTGATCGCGAATCTAATTTCTTCGCAACTTTTGAAGCCGGCCTGCTGCGCAGCTAGCCTAAGTTCTTCAAAAGAATAAAAACTAATAAGGTGGTTGTATTTCCCGTGAGGATTTCCTTTTTTCATTTTTTCACTATGACAATGAAAGATGGCGGCTTGACCGTTCCCATCCAATATGCGAAATAAATTTTTCATCGCAACATAAATTTTTGATTTATCTAGATATTGCATGCATGCTCCGGAGAAGGCCTTCGAAAAGGCGCCAGAGGGCAATTCAGATAAATCCGGGAAGCTGTCATTGAGGCATGTTACGTTTTTAACATTTACGTTTTTAACATTTCTTTGTGCTATTTTTACTTGACTTGGTGAATAATCAACCATGACCACTCCGTTAACGAGCTTGGAAACTTCTAGGGCGAGGCCGGCGCTAGCTCCCCCAATATCTGCTACATTATCTTTTTTATTAAATTCCAAAAATTTATTTAAAATTATGGCCATTTCGTTATATGACATCAACCCACTTCTAGCGGCGCTTTTATAAACATCAGATGTCGCTTTGTTGTTGTATAGGGTTCTCCAATATTCCTCTTGATTCATTATTCACCTCTTATAAGTTGTTGTGATTTTTCTGGGCCCTCATTAAACAGAAGATCCACTATAGACAAATAGGGAATGAATTCACCCCATTGCTGATTGTAAGTTGGATGTTCATAATCTTGAAAATATATTTCTATATTTTCATTTTCAAATTTCTCATTATCAACGTAATCTTTTCCCTGAGATCCAAAAAGGAAACTATTAGCTTTTCTTTTTTTACAAATATCAATTACTAAATCCTGTTTTTTGGATTCTACTTCCAAGGCGCTTAATTTGATAAAGCAGGTCTCAATATCTAATTCCTTGATAAAAAATCTAGTTGAATAGTCTGTTAAGTCGATTAATTTTTCCCAATTTTTCGCATACATATCCTCAAAAAAATCACTATATTGCGAAAAAAATGGCGCCCTTTTATAATTATTTAACAAAGTGAGCCAGTGCTTTTTTCTCCACTTACTTGTATTGTTTATCTTCATATCCAATATTGTTTTTTCGTGATAACCCTTTGTTAAAACGGGGACCGTTAACCAAGCGGGGCCGGACGACGTCTTAATTCTATTTCGATTAATAAAGCTATTTTTTTCAAACTGAACTTTGTCTAAAATGATGTATTCGCTACTTAATATCATTTTTTGAAAATAGCCAAGCCATGGCAAATAGGCCGGCTGGTGTGCTGTTAACATGATGGCGTGCCTCTCGTCTTATAATATCCCTCTTTAACCCTATAGGGGTTTCCCACAATTAAAGAATAGGGGGGAATATGTCCCCCATTAATTAAAATAGTGCCGGCCGCGACGACTGAATGGTGTCCTATATGAGTTTTTCCGCCAATAAAACTATGAGAACCCACGAACACGTTGTCTTCTAAAATTATTTCTCCACGCTCAATTTCATCATGTATACCTATGCACAACTTATGAGAATCTGCTACGTTAATTGAGACAAAGGAGGCTATATCGCAATTATCTGACAGAACCACCTTCCCCTTTGTTGCATTAACTTCCGAATAAAATCCTACAAAAACATTTTTCCCTATTTCTGGAGATCCCTTAATATATACAAGCGGATGAAACTGATTGGGATATAGCCCCAGAAGTTTAACCAAGAGATTTTTAATTAATCTCATTGTGAAATATCCTCATAAAGTATAATGTCGTCCTGTATTTTATCAACCTTTAAGATGCGACCAATAAGATCATCGATCTTTTTAGGAGAAAGGCCTGTGCCCGGTCGCTTAAATGATAAATCACTCCTAGACAAAATATGACCCCTCGACAGTGGCTTGTTAGTGACAATACTTCTGCGAGCGATATCCCTCATCGATCGTTCTCTAATGGTAGGCACCAAGTCTGGAGATCCAAGAATGGCCTCTGTGCGGCGGATATCTAGTACTAACTTTTTCATTTGGGATGGTGTGGCCGAGAAATGGTGGTCGGGGCCCGGAAGACTCGAATCGAGGGTGAAATGTTTTTCGACGACCTCGGCGCCTTGAGCGACTGCGATTACAGATGCGAGTTCATCGCGCGTGTGATCTGAAAATCCGATTTTTACATTGAATTTTTTTTTAATTTCTAACATTTTTCTCATATTAACTTCACAATCCTCCGCAGGATATGAAGAAATACAATGTAAGACTGTCAAGTCCAATTGCCCCTCGCTCCTTATCGCAAATACAGCGTCTGCGATTTCCTCCTCGAAGGACATGCCTGTTGAGATTATCATTGGTATTTTTTTATTTGCATAGTATTTCAGCAAATCTAAATTGGTTAAATCATCGGAGCCAACCTTTATCATTGGAGGATCAAAGATTCTCAGAATAAAATCCAAATCTGACTTATTTTGCGGAGTTGTGAAACAAACTATTTCATTTATGTTACAAAAATTGACTATTTCTAGCCATTCCTCATCGGAAAATTCATATCTTTTGAACATCTCCATTTGAGATTCTGTGATTTCTTTTCCTTGAGACTCATAGGTGTAAGTTAAGTCTGAATCTACTATGAACTCCTCTGCTTTAAACGTCTGAAATTTGACTGCGTCAGCCCCGGCGTCCTTTGCTGCCTTAATTGTCTCTTTGGCCAAAGAGACAATTCCATTATGATTTATTCCTATTTCAGCTATGATAAAGCACCGGTTAACCATTCTCGGATAGCTCTTTTACCAACGTTGAGATTCGATTATCAAACTCATCGACTCTTGACATCAATTTCCTTGCTTCATCTGGTGCGACCGTGAATACTAACCTCAAGATATCCATCCAATTAACGTTGTTTTTTGTTCTAATCTTCTCAATTTCATCAATAATTTCTAGATCTGTTCGTTTTGACATTTTCCCTCTCTTTGTGAATTTTCAAACATTTTTTCAGCTATTTCAAGCTGCCACTCATAATCAATATCCCAGCATTCCTTTTCGCTCTCAACAACAAAAATATCCGGATCGAAGCGCCTACGGAAAGAACCCATATGTATATTTCTCCGTATGTCGGCTGTGGATCCCGCATATAAGCAATGGGCCGCTTCATAAATTATATTGGCTTTTTTAGTGTCCAAGTGTGCCGTACACTGTTCTAATGGTGTGCCCCCCGAATCCCAATAAAATGTACGTTTTTTTACAACTCCGAACAAGCCACGGTAATCAGATTGTAGATATTTTTTAATAAAACTCTCTATTGTTGTGGTTAATAGAAAAGGACAACATGCATTTATCTCTACAAAAAATTTGTGTGGAATATGGTCAACAATTTCATAAATCTCTCTGATGGTGGCAGTCTCTGAAATTGATGCGTCGGCTCTTTTGAAAAGATTTATATCTGTATATTTCGAGGCGATATTTAATACTTCTTGGCCATGGCCTGCTACAAAAATTTGATCATTTGGGATTATTTTCGAGGCGAGTAATTTATTTATTGCCACATCAAGAAGGGTAGTTTGAGAAAACTTCTTAAACATTTTTCCCGGAAGCCTCTCAGAATTAGACTTTGCCAATATCAAAAATGAAATATCTTTAATATTTTTCATTATTTTTCATAACCCCATCTTTTAAGTTGTGGATGTAAAATTTCTGTTATATATGAGGGCAGGTCTTTTGGTAAACTTTTCCACTCTTCAAGAATGCCACTATTCATATGGTCACCATGAAGAGATAATCCGGTTTTATTTTTTTTATCCCACGATCTAAAATTTTGATGTAATCTAGTTTTTTTAAAATTATTCTCAAAAGAGAATCTTGATTTCAAATCTTCTCTTTTATCTTCCCCTATTCTTAAATCCCCGTCATAACCGTGAAATTTTAAAATTTCCCTATTTTCTGTAGAATTAAAGAAGGCTTCGAATTTATCAAAGATCTTATTATAATCACTATAAAAATCTTCATATTTCAACAACAATACCCGATCTTTAAATTTTGAATTAATAAACTCAAACCCATTAATTTGAGGGATTACTTCTCTTTCGGCCAATAAGAATAATTCTTTTTTCGTAGGGAGAGTCGTGAAGGACTCTTCTTTGCAAATACCAAACATAGATAATCTCATTCGCCTCGTCGACAAAATAATATCTCTAAAATCTCGATACGTCACAATGATCGGACTCCCATTAGTTGGTGGTCGAAATAAATTAAATCTAGGTAACTTATAAAAATAGAGAATTTTATCGTAGTCAAAAATTTCTGACATCAACTGCTTCAATAAAGTAGATCCGCTCCTTGGAACAGAAAAATTGTATATAATTTCATCATAGTTGTTAATATCTGTGTTTCTTCTTCGCGACTTTGAATTGTCGAATTGATCGCCCTCTTCTAGATAATTTAAGACTTTAGGATTGTCCGTTTCTCCCCAAAAGCTATGAGTGGGTCTGGTGTATTCAAGATATCTCATATACTTTTGAAATTTTATTGTTGTCATTTTTTACCCTATGTTTGAACATATTCTATAAAATTATTAAGAATAGTAAATTTATCTTCCACAATCGAATATATATTCATGTTTGTGTATTTTTTCCATTCAACCCATTCTTTCAAGTAGAATTCCTGAAATGACGAATCTTCGAAGATGCCGGCTGAATTTTTCGGATCATCCCAGCGGCCGCCAATTCCATCGAATCCGACAATATAGACATTACTGGATCCGATATGGGCACAAACAGGTAGTGTTACCATGGTCATCTTGTTTTCAGTCATGTGCATAAATCCATACTTCTTTTTGTTGACATATGGAAACGCGCGGCCTTGCGAATATATATTTCTTAAATAAGGCTCTGCTGCTGGTGGATATCCAGAACTTCCAAAGATTATAATATTTTCTTCATTATTAAATCTTAGGCTTGGTTGCCTAGAATTTTCTCCAAGACTAGCTAGCTTAGGATATTCTTCCGGATTCTGGTTTATACTCTTAATTGAAGTATATTTTAAATCCTGCACTTCGGAAAACTTTGGGCGCGCCATTTGTAGATTTTCCCAAAATTCTGTCCAATATTTCAAAGGAAGGCGCACTGTATCTCCTGCAAAATATTTATTTAGAGTCTTGATATCGCCGATATGTGTTCCCTTTTCGTGATGAATTGTTAGTAATTTTGTTTTTAATTTTTTATGTTCAGTATATGTATCATTAATTAATTTTAAAGTATCAAGAGCCGACGTGGGGTCAACGAAAAACCAATAATCTGGCTCAATTCCCCTTTGCAAGAATAGTTCCATAGAATTACTATAACACATGATCTCAATATTGGGATCTTTAGAAAATCTTGCGAGATCATCCCACATTTTTAAGGTACTCTCACCGGTACCGACAAGTAATATGTTTTTCATAATTTAAATTCCGTGTGTAGCGGCAAATTTAGAATAGAAGAATGCACAAGCTCTAAATTAGGAAGTATTTGGCCGTTGCTAAAATATGAGGTTTTGTGCAACATCGGATAGTGTCTCGCTAATCTATTATTTAATATAACATCATTTGCCTTGATTGTCAAGGCCGTAGCGAAATAAAATGAAGATTTTTTATTGTGAGGTAATAGACACCCCTCAAATTTATCTAGCATTTTGAAATAATTCTCTTGCCTGATCTTCAAACTGTCCTCATATCGATCTAGTTGAACTAACCCCATTGTGGCGTTGAGATTGTTCATATAAAATTTGAAGCCTTCTTGAACTATATCATATGATCCTTCGCCTTGTTGTCTTCCAAAATTGCGATAAGATCTGAAATATTCATCAGCACCGGGGTCATCTGTGGAAATCATTCCACCATCAGATGTACAAATTGGTTTATAGGGGTGGAAAGAGAAAAATATAAAATCACTTTTAATAGTTGGCGTGACACAATGAGCGGAGTCGACTACGACAATCTCGTCATCGCATTTTTCTTTATAAAAGGCATCAAAACCTTCAATGTTGCTTACCCCGCCGTATAGAACTGGCATAACGACGCGAGGATTTGATTCCCAAAAAACGTCCCGCAATTTGTCGCGGCGAAGTTGCCTTTGTTTTTTATAATCTTTTATGCTAAATTGAAGATTATCGTCAACATCAACAAAAATTAAATTATGGCCAAAATGTTTTGCTGCCCAAGCTGGGGATGTGAATCCCAGAGATGTAGTATATACATCGCACACTCCATATTTTTCTTTAAGATAAGAAAAAATCATAAAAGCCGATGCGCTGGCTGAATTTGTTGCAATATTAAATTTTTTATTTGAAAAGGAAGCAAACTTGTTCTCGAATAATGACACATTTTCGCCAAAACCTATATTCCCACTCAATAAAACCTCATTTATTTTACCAAGATCTTCTTTGCAAATTCTTGTTTCAAACATCTTCATTTAAATTATTCCGCGATCTCGAGCCCAGACTTGATTAACTCAATTAATTGACAAACATCTTCGTTTAAATGAAGTGATGAATTAAATTCTTTTCCGGCATAGAGAACACTATAAGTGTGCTTCTTGTGAGTGTATTGAGGTAGCACGGCCAATAAATTATTTGATATTTCCATAGTGAAGGGAAGTTCTGTCTTAGCCAGCATATCTTCATGAAGCTTTTCCCCAGGGCGCATGCCGATAATTTTCACCTTTAAATCATCAATATTTGTTATTTTTTTAATAGAATCTAAAATGGTACCCATCGAAAAGGAATTAATCTTTGGTATAAAAACTTCTCCACCCTGAGCGCTCTCCAAAGAATTTAAAACTGTGTCAACTGCATCGTTGAGAGTAAATAAAAATCTACTACACTCCATAGAGGTGACAGTGATCTCTCGACCAGACTTAATTTGATTGAGCCAAAGAGGAATGAACGAGCCGCGAGAGGCAATCACATTTCCATAGCGAACCGATGCAAAAATTGTGCTACTTGAATTGTAATCAAAATTTGTAAAAATACGTTCTGCTATGAATTTTGAAGAACCATAGACGTTGACCGGTTGACACGCCTTATCTGTTGAGATAAGAATGCACTTTTTAACATCGTTATTAAGCGAGGCTATTGCTACATTCTCACTACCTTTAATATTTGTTTTAACGCACTCGTCTGGATAAAATTCCATATCTTCTATTCTTTTTAGAGCACCAGCGTGAATAACATAATCTGGTTTATGTAGCCTCATTGTTGTGTCGAGTTTTTTATGATCTCTCACATCTCCGATGACACACTTGATTCTTGGACGACCCTTGAACGAAACCGCTTGTTTTCCCTCGTCTCTGCTATAAACAATTATTTGATTCTTGGGATCTTTCAGAAGCTTTTTGATGAGTGCTTTACCCAAAGATCCTGTACCGCCGGTAATAAAATATTTCATTATAATTTTACTCTTTCAATTGTTTTTGGTGCAGGATTGATAGAGGAAACTATTTTTAAAGTTGTGCCTCTTTTATTTAACCAATCTGCCCAATTAGTGATTGCATCAGTCGTGATCTCGGCCTCATGCTTGAGGGTGGCCACTGCGTCTGGATTATCTGATACTTTATTTTGCTGAATGAACTCTTTCTCATTATAATTAGACCCTTCTTTGTCATAAAAGTGCGTCTTAGACGGATCAGGGCTTATCAATTTATTATCCCACCCGACAGTTATAATCTCTGATACTCCTAAATGCTGGGCTAAATAGAATACTGATTCATACATAATTCCGGGCCCATAGGGTCTGGTATTGGTTTCTTTGTCATATGTCCAAGAGTCGAAATCGTGTGTTTTGGAAACAGAATTGTTAAAATCCCTTTCTCTAATAAAGAATTTTAAATCATTTACCCCCAAGTTCCACGGAGTCGTAGATGCCTCAACCGCAATTGGATTGTGGGTTGAATAATCATAATTCTTAAAATTGGCGCAGTTATATGTATGAAAATCTACATATTCTCCAAACAAGTCAAAGGCTTGCTTTACTGAAATTACAACGTTGTCTTTAAGAAGATCTTTTAATTTTCCTTCGTCGTGGTCCGTTAAGGTCGGCCCGCATGATAAAATATAGCATTTCTTTCCCTTGAAAGAATCTTTCAACAACTCAATTTTTTCTGTCTGAGAGTTGAGGTTTCTTACTGCGCTTTTAAGGGCTTTTGACCTTTCTTTCACATTTTCAATTTCTAAAATTGAATCTTTGACGGTCGACAAATTCTGGACATCTTTAATGCCCGGAAGAACCTCTTCCGCAAACTCATTATATATTTTTTCTTCTGTGAAATTCTTTACAAGATATTTCTTCAATTTTGCAGCGTTTCTTTTGAACCTGGAATATTCACCCCGGACTTCTCGGAGCCTCCTCTTAAAGCTGGCTTCTCTCGGAAAGGCCCATTGAGAATCCGCCTGGATAACATTCTCCCAAACGGCCTGCTTCTGGACGTCCTGTAAATCATAGTCTACGGACGCAAACATGGGCTTCTTTTTCCCTTTTCTCTTTGGATCAGGCATGTAAAGGAAGTCACAGTGACCTGACCAGCCAGATACGATCACTGGAAGACCATTATAAGCTGCCTCAAATAGAGGAAGACCAAAGCCTTCTCCGTGAGCCGTCGAAACAAGCGCTTTAATTTTTGGATGTTGATATAAACCGGTCATTTCTTCCGGTGTCAAATCTCCGTGTATCAGATAAACTTTACACTTACAGGTTTCCCCTCCAAAGGTGCGCAGGAGAGATTGGAGTCTGCTTTGAGTGTGGCCCCGATCAATGATGCAATTGCTCTTAACAGAAGTTTTAAGAACAAGGCCAACTTCTTGATCAAAGTTTTCTTCCAGAAACCATTTGACGAGATTATCAAAGTTTTTCCTTGGACCCCATTGAGAAACGGCAAGGTAATTGAAATCATAATCGAGTTTCAAGTTGAGCTTCTCTTTCTCAAAATGACGAACTGGATAATTAACTGCCGCAATCGGAGTCTGACAAGTCAAGTGAACAGTTTCGCCTGTCTGATTATTCTGCCCTTGATAGTTTGTTGTTTCAAAGACGCCCTTAGAGTGGTTTGAGACAACGACAATTCTATCCATCTCGTTTGCTTTTTGAAGCCAAACTGGTGCAACCTTCGTTGTTTCAATTCCCGCTGTATATCCAATGTTAATTGGTGCCAGTTTCTCCCATTCGTTGGGAATTGTTACTTGCAATGACATGTCAAATTGTCCACCCTGCTGAGTAAAAATATGCGTCTGTGCGATTCTCTGATCTGTCCAAGTTCGTTCTTCGCACGCATCGCTAACCCAGCCAGTTTGGCCCCATGCGGTCGGAATAACATAAATATCAAAGATGTCTTCCCTTGATCTGAGAGCCCTCAAAGCAAATCTTGCCTGTTCTCCATATCCAGATTGTGAAAGGACTGGCCCCCTTACTACGATTTTTTGTCTCATTTTGTAATCTCCGTGAAAGCCCAAGGCTTATATCCTTTCCGTGTTTCCCAGGAACCGTGGTTCTCGACGACTGAATCAATCAAATCAATCCACTGCTTCTGGAAGTTCTCAAAATTATAGTTTTTTGCGACGTGTTGACGGCCTTTGATTCCCAGAAGTTTCCTTTCATCGCGACTCATCAAAAAAACGTCTCTCAGAGCCCGTATGAAGTCTTCCTTAGAAACCCTGTCTTCGTAGATGTATGGAACCTGTTGAGAGCCTATGATGGCCTTTGAGGCCGGTGTAAGGCCTATTCCAAACCAGTCCTTCCCGTCAGTGACTTGTTCCTGCAGGCCGCCGGTCATATTGACGATAATCGGGGTCTGGCAAGAGAGGCTTTCAAGCGTTGCCAGCCCAAATCCTTCTGCGTCTGAAATATTGATCGTACAGTCGGCCATGTTGTACATCGCTGCAAGGGCTTCAGGGGCAATTTTGTTTGTCGAAAGAACAATGCGGCCGTCTGTTGCTTCAAGATTATTTAGAATGACCTCGAGGTCTTGACCGTTTGGATCCTTCGGGTCCGTATGCATGATGAGACGAACTTTATCTGTCCCCACCTCTTCCGCAAATTCATTAAACCAGTGAACAAGCGAGCCGCTCATCTTCCGGCGTGCGTTTCTGTTATTCCAGAAGAATGTCACCCTTTTGTCTTCGTCGCCATCAAAGTGGTTTGCTCGAAGGCTCGCGATATCTTCATCTGAAAATGGTCGGAAGATTCCAGTATCAACTGCGTGAGGAATATAATGGTTTTCGACATGCGGAGAAACTTTATTGACAATATCGTGGGTTACCTTTGAGATTGACGCGATGACGTCTGTTGAGCTATAGAACTTATCATTAAATTTTGGAAGAGGATAATTGTCCCAAACGTGATAATAGACCATTGGAATATGTTTTCGCACTTCATTTTCAATGGACCACAACCAGCCGTAGAAGCGAGGGTCTGTCATAAACCAAAGCATATCTGGCTTTTCATTGAAGATGACTGAACGGACCATTTCTGGGGTTCCATAGCCCTTAACTGGATATACGATCCAATCTTCGTCCCAGCCTTCTACTTTTTGTGGTTTGTAATCTTTGTGTGCGACGGCGCCGCCAAGACAAATGAATTTGTATTTGCCTGTTTTTAGCAGTGTCTCAATAATGTACTTCGTTTGAGTTCCAACTCCCGACGGAGCCATGGGGTGATCTGCAATCACCAAAATCTTCTTTTTTTCTGTCATTTAAACCTCTATGGACATTCGGGGGATCGGCAAAAATCGCACTTTGCGCAAGACCGCTTGTCCTTAATATAATTCTTTCTTTTAATGTTGAAAAGAGCCTTTTTTAGAAGGCTGCTTGCATTTTCCATCTTTTTGTTTCCGCTTGTTACGCGAAAGATTTCAACTCTTGATTTTTTTGCTGTTCGTTTAAGAAGAGCAAAGTGTGTCTCAATATTTTTCAAGTCGATTCCGTGCTTCTGCGCAAAGAAAATCTTGTATAATGTCAACTGATAGGTCACCATTGGATCAGATCGTTTTCGCATATCCCATCCCCAAGAGCAGGACTTCCAATCAATAATGTGATATTTTCCGTCAGGGGTCTTGACGACAGCGTCGATATATCCCTTGAAGTTGTAATCTTCATTGTCAATTTTAACCATGAGTTGTTCTTCTGTTGAGAACACTTCGTATCCTTCCTTAAAATACTCGGTGACGGCTGGAATAATCGCTGGGAGGATCCCCATTGCTTGGACGGCCATATTCTCCAAGTCTTCTCGGAACTCGATGTCGCTATCCAATGCTGCCAAGCACTCCTCGAATCTCTTCATAAAGTATTCTGGCGGCTCAAATTTCTCTTCTAACAATTTCTTCTCACAAACGTCGTGAATGGCAGTTCCAAAGGCAGTATATTCGTTTCCCCTAAATCCCTTGAGCTTATCAATATAAGTCAATTTGTGATAGAAGGGACAGAAATTCCAATTTTTCAACTCAGAAAAGGATATGTGTGGCACTTGTTACTCTTTTGATGGTAAAGTTTCTTCTTGTATATATATTATAACATCTTCAGGAGATTTGTCAAGTGTTTTTTTCACTTTTTTCACTTTTTTTATGGTTTTAACTGGTTTTTTCTTAATTGGGGCTGATTTTTTAACTTGAGGGGGTGGCTCTGGCAGGACGGGTGATTTTTTAGGTTTCTCAAAGACCCATTCTCCAGATAAATATTTATGCCCAGACTTGTTTGTAACCATATCTGATGAGGGGCTTTTCAGGCATGCTCCAACTTCCACTTCTTGCTGTGAAAGATATTTCATGACATCTTTATGTAAAATCTTTTCCCTGACCTTATTTTTTCCTTTCAATGGGGCGACACTCACCAAGACTGATATTGTGTCGTCACTTTCATTTATTTTAATCTTCATATTCGTGTAGCTCCTCTACTTTTTTATAAAGCTGCGGACATATTTTGGCAAGATACGAGCGCTCGTCTAGAAAATAATATTCAAATCCATTTGCAAAATACTCTCGCAATGATGTTGCGCTGTATGCAGATGTAAAAATTCCATATGATGAGCAGATAAAGTTGAGGCGGTCATATCCAACGTCCTCATACAGATACATATCAAGTTCTTTTGAATAATCTGGATCCATAAACATCTTTAAGCTTGGATCTAGCCCTTCTGCTTTTAGAATTTCGTATAATTGTGTTCGTTTGGCCAAGAATTCTTTTTGAAGTTTCCCGTCTCCGTAGATAAAATATCCCTGTGGGGATTCCAGCGAGTGGGCGATTTCGTGAACGATGTCATCCACCATGTCTTCTTCGTTGCTTTGGTCGTTGGTCACATATATCGCGCCGTCTTTGAACATTGCGTTTGTTTCCATTTCTTCAAATTCTTCGAAGATTCCAACAAAAATAGAATCAATTTCTGAAATGAGATGAGATGGAATAACAGTGCTGATTTTCTCCATAACGTTGCGGACGTCTACTTCTCTGGTAAGTGGATCTTTTATATAGAGATTTATTTTTTCATTCAAATAAAATTCCCTCTGCTGTTCTTTGGATTTTTTAACAGAAGTCTGCAAGTACTCAACAATATAATTATTGGTCATCTTTCGTTTCTTTTTCTTTAATTAGTTCTGAAGTCACTTCTAGCGACGACTCAAAATCTTGCAATCCTTGACTGTATCCTCTGAAGAAATTCTCTTCCGCCAGTACGAGGACCAATTCTGGGAAGTCTTTTGCCAAAACTTCGATGACCATTTCTATAGTCACTTCCTCATTCTCTGGGCTTAATTTGTCTCCCACATAATCTACGATGAAACTTTTAAGTTCACCTTCTTTGGAAACTGTTTTATCCAATAATTCTCTTTCGTCAAACATGGCCTCTCCCCTAATATCTTAATTATAACCGTTCTAACTACAAAAGTCAAGTAAAATTATAATATTTCTGCTGCCAAAGTGGCTATTTTAGATCTTTCACCCTTTTTCAAGGTGATGTGACCCGTTAGCGACGTGGCTTTAAATTTTTCGACGGCATGAACCAAACCACTTGATGTCTCATCTACATAAACATTGTCAATTTGCTCAATATCCCCAGTCAATACGAGCTTGGTGCCCTCACCAACTCTGGTCATAATTGTCTTAATTTCATGCATAGAGAGGTTCTGGGCCTCATCAATCACGATAAAGGCGTTTGAAATGGATCGACCACGGATATAAGTCAGAGCTTCAAGTTCTATGACCCCCTGAGACATATAATCCTCTAAGGTGACCTTGTCATTCCCCATAATATATTGCAAGTTATCCTGAATTGGCATCAACCAAGGGCGCATTTTGTCTTCCATAGAGCCCGGCAAGAAGCCAATGTCTTTCCCCATTGGTTGAACTGGTCTTGAGACAACAAGCTTTTTAAAAAGTGGAGAATTATTTGCAAAGGGGTCTCTTAAAACTTGAGAGATTCCTGCTGCGATTGCAAGCAAGGTCTTTCCACTTCCTGCTTTACCGACAAGGCTGACAAACGGAATATTTGGATCCAGCAACAAATCCAAAGCGAAAGCTTGTTCTTTATTCCTTGGGCTGACGCCCCATAGGCCCTTTTTGCCGATATCATAAAGCTTTCTAAGGGGGTCATTATTCGAGATATATCTTGCCAATGCAGTCTTTTTTTCCGTAGACGAAGATACAAGCATTATAAATTGATTTGGATATAGAGACGATGTTTTTTCCAAATATACTTCTTTTCCATCGTAAAATTGATCAATGATTTGGTCGTCAACAAGGATTGTCGTGAAGCCATCGTAGAGGCTCGTGTGGTTTTCAATAACTTTATCGAGGTTATATCCTTCTGATATTATTCCCACAGAATCGCAGATAACTCGCATGTTTATATCTCGCGAGACCAAAATCGTTTTTCTGCCAGAATTTTCGTGATGTTCAGACAAAGCTGTTGAGATGATCAAATGATCGGCAATTAGCGGATCTAAATCTTCTGGAAGCAATGTTGCGTCACCGGAAGCGACCTTAAGAATTCCTTTTCCCTTCCCTATCCGAACTCCTTTTTGGAGACTGCCTTTTAAACGAAGAGAATCAAAAGATCTAATGATGCTTCTTGCGTTTGCACCAACAGAATCTTGTCTTTTTTTGTGTTGGTCAATCTCTTCTAAGACTTTTAAGGGAATTACAATATCATTATTTTGATATTTATTCAAGCAAGATGCGTCAGTTAAGCAGACGCTTGTGTCTAGAACATATGTTTTTTTAGCCATTTATAACCACTTTATATCCTTAATTAGTTTATTTATAAAAAGAAAGCCACCAAATTGGTGACTTAATGTTTAAATATAATTTTTATTAATCCAAACGATTGTTTGGGCTCCGTCGTGAGAAACAAGAGTCTCTACACTATTTGCCCGAGTTACAACTGCAATTAGATTTTCATCAGCACATTTCCAGTTCTTTTTTATTTCAACGTCCTCGTCTGTGGCGAAACAGGTACAGCCGTGAAAATCTATAACTGGATAGATCTTGTCGTTTTTCCCCTTTTCAGAAACAAAGCATGGAGTCCCAGCCTTGATCTTCACTTAAAATCCCAGCAATTGCCAAGTATTCGTCAATAAATATTGAACAAAGGCAATAGCATACAATGCCAACCACACTCCAACACCGAGACAGATTATATAATAAGCCACGGACAAACCGGTTCGGACAGGATCCTTGATAGATCTAATCGCAACTTCTTTAGTTTTTTCTAGCATTTTACTCTCCATTCTAAAAATCTCACCTATTTCTTAACAGTACTCCAAAATACTCTTCGACCGCTTCCTCAATTATGGATGCGCAGGGCCTCTTTTGACCCCTCTTTTTATGATATTCAACTACAAATTCGTGCGGTATGACGTACATCAATCCGTAAGGGGCCTCCATCATCCCAGGTGCCATTGAGCAGCGCCCGACACCGTTCTGGCCGGGTTCTATTATCTCGTCGCCCTCAATTATACTCTCTTTTACTACATATAAGAACCAGTTCATATCAATAACTATGTTTCTAAATTATCATTTCTTATTTTTTCTCGTAAAATTCCATAATATAAAAAATTAGAAAAAACGAAACCTGACACCAAAGACCAATATCCAATATGAAAAGGCATTTTGACTGCTTTTTTGAGGGCACCGATTCTTCTTTTTTTAGAAAAACATCGCACGATTAACCCACAGTATGTCCATCGTGGGTTGCCTCTACCAGTTCGGATGACGACTGGATTTTCTGTCCTCCGATATTCCACAGCATTTTAATTCCAAGCTCTTCACAAACTGTTTTTTCTGGTGTATTTGTTGAAGTTCTGTCTCCACCGTTGGCGAAGTAAGTCGGCGTTAAGTGCCTAAGTGCAGAGCATACGGTGCCATCTTTATCATCTACGGGAATAACCTCTATGACTCCCTTGATCGCCATGAGGATCTCTTTTCTTTCGTTGAACCCCATGAAATTATAGCCCTTCTTTCGAAACAGCCAATCATCTGAGTTGGCGACAACAATAACATATCCATGTTCTGCTGCTTCACGAATCATTCGGATGTGTCCGACGTGAATCGGATCAAACCCTCCAGATACCATGACTGTTTTATATTCTCCCTTTTTCATTCCTCTTCTCCTCCAAACATTCTGTAATGCTTAAAATTTCCTCTAAATCTGGATTACCATACGCTAGCGACATTATCACCCAAGATAATGTCGCAGCGATGGCCGAGCCAACTATGATTCCCGCCCCAAAGACAAAGTAAGATTTTATTATTCTTTTTATCATCTAAATGGTGCCTCCGACACGATTCGAACGTGTAACCCTCGGCTTAGAAGGCCGATGCTCTATCCGTTGAGCTACGGAGGCTCAATCTGTAATCTCCAGCGACCCCAATGGGTGATCAACTTGAATATTCCAACCGGCCAATTCAAAATCCGCCATTTCAGAAACGACACCAACTGTTGTTTCCAGAAATGTAGAAACTGTTGTGAAACCCCTCTTGTGGTCGTATTTTTCTGTTGAAGTTTCAATCCAGTCGTATTCTTGCCAGTTTTTAGCAACTACTTCCGAAACAAAATCTTCGAAGCCGTCACTTCCTCGTTCATAATCATCCAAGAGGCCGTTCGCCCTCATTTCTTGAAGGACGTGGTTATTCCCGAGAGATGGATTAATCGCCATTTCACTTAGATGATTTGCGATGCAGGTACCCCCAACGGCGTATGATTCATAATCATCGTGACAATGCACTACGTCTAGACCATCCTCATATTTGAGCATAACCCTAGTATTCGTAGCTAGATTCGCGTCTTTTAGTTTTTGAATTTTTGACATTTTTTTCCTTTTTTGTTCTAGTTTTTTGGTTGTCGGCTACTGCCTGTTTCATAAGTCTAATTCGCTCTTTAACAGCGCCCAGGTCTTTTCCAAGGCGCTCGTCGAGAACTTTTAATTGTTGATCGGGCGTAAGTTTCCCCCTCTCAGTTTGTCGTTCCAAAGCTTCCTCCATCCGGATTTCCCTTGGTGTTGCGGTTCCATTTGGACATCTCATATAATCTCCTTTGACTATATATATAATATACCACGATATCAACCTGTTGTCAAGTCTTTTTTATAATAAGTTCCAAAAACTTTGTCAATAAACGGCATTGTTCCTGAAAAGTTGTGTTTTATGGACTTTCTGTGGTGGGTATAATGGTGACTCGAGCATTTTCCAGTCTTATCATCGTTGTGCATTTTGTGATGTAACCATTCGTAATAAAAGGCGTAACAAATATATCCGACTGCAAAAGAAACTGAAAATAGGGATATCAGCAAGAATGCCAGAATAAACGAGATCTTTGCCCAGAGTGGTAAGAGCAGGTGATCATTTCTTTTTTCATTGTAATCGTTTCTGTGGTGGATCAGGTGGAGTCTTTTTATGTTGCGAAGGAGAGGTAGTTTTCCAAGGGGACCGTGTCCCACAAATCTATGATTCAAATAAAACATCAAAGAAGTAAAAAAAAATCCAATAATCCCCAAACCTATCTCAAAAAGCACCGTTAACCTCGTCTACCTATAACTATAATATTATTTTTCTTTTTTCAAGAAATTTCTCAATCTTACGACACCATTGTTAATCTCGACGTAAGTTGCGTGAGAAACCCAGTCTCCAGAATTGACATATGTTTTTATTTTTTCGTTCTCGTCAATCCAAATAACTGCTTCTGGGATATGCGTATGCCCTATTATAAGGACGTCAACATCATTATTTAAATCAATGATATCCCACAATCTTTTGATTTTTCTTCTGTTTATTCTGAGATTGTTGAACCAAGTAGAAACATCTAGATTAAAATATCTTTCTAAAAAATCTTGAAACACTGAAATTATTTTCATTACAGTTCGATAATGGACAATTCCTTTCTCATATTTATCTCCGTGTTCTACTCTAAATTTCCTTCCGTTCTCTTCAAATTCATATTGGTTCATGAATCTGATTCCAAATATTTCTTTTCCTGCGAAGTTTGCCAAGGCTCGATCGTGATTCCCGATAATATAAATGATTTCTTTATTGTAGTCGACAATCTTTAAAACGTTCATTGCCCATTTGGTGAACGTTGGTATTTTTAAAAATTCAATTATGTCGCCATTTAAGATAAGTTGATCATATTTCGCAGACGATAAAAATTCACAAAGCTCTTCTTCTTTATAAAATTTTGATCCTATATGCGTATCGGAAATGATCAGCCTTTTCAATATATTAAATCCTCCAAATCAGGATCTTCCTCATAACTATAAATAACAATTGTCCTCATTTCATTATAATTTGGCGGAAGGTCTTCACGCAACATCTTCGCGCTATCTTCCCCATCGACAAAAAATTCTATAAGGCGCCCTCCGTCATCACTTGAAACTTTTATTTTTAGATTTGCTGATTTAGGTAATCGGGGCGTATATTCCGAATATGCTAAATCAACAATTTCTTTTAGCGTCAAGGCGACCAACATGTCCTTGTGTAACACAAATACTCTCTCATTTTTTTATTTTTTTTTAAAAAAGGAAACAGAAGATGTTGGTTTACTCGCATGGCCAACATGCTATCCTCTCGTTAATTTTGGTGCTTAAGAAGCTTCCCCCTCATCCACGGTTCGTAAGAGATATTGAACCACCTATGTTAATAAAATAAATCCTTCTTCTATTTCCTATGTCTTAATTATAACACTTATTTAGGCTCTTTGTCAACAAAATAATCATCCAAACCAAACTTTTTTCTCAAAATATGAAAGGATTGCTCCTTCAAACCAAGAAAACGCATTGCTTCCGCCTGTGTTCTTGTGGCAGAGAATGCGTATTTGAAGACAGCGTCTTGTACAATGGCATGCAGGGAACTCCAAATGGGAAATCCATACATTCGATTTGAGACAGGCTTCGTTGACAGTTCCAATTTCAAGGCTATTACTTCTTCCAAGGTTAGACTGGAAAGCATAATTTCAAACTCTTCGTTAGACCGTCGTTCTTTTTTGAGTTTGCTGCTCATACTATAATTTTTATTTTTTCCATTATAGTTTTTCTTTCTCTTCCAGGAAATCATGTTAACCCGTGTTAGTGCGATTAGTGTGTTTAGTATGATTATATATTAGAGTGTTAAGAGTGAATAGAGTGAATAGCTTGTTTAGAGTGTTTAGAGTGATTAGAGTGAATAGCTTGATTGGTATTTATAATATAACAGAGTTTTAGAATCTTGTCAAGGAAAAAGATGTAATTTTTTATAACTCTAAATCAAGTTCTTCTTCATTTTCAAAGTCGACGTCGCCTGGTGAAGCTATAGTGACATCTGTAATTGGATTTTCATTAAAATATTCATTATTATATCTTCCCGCCCACGACAAAACATTTACTTTATAAAATATTTTAAATAAATCTCGTTCTGTTAACGAGCCGGCTGGATATACTATATCTTTTCTTTCAGATTCTGGAATAAATACGTTGTTTGTCGTATCAAGTACAATATCGTCTTCAATTGAGTTATCCTTAAATAATTGGTAATAGTCAATTAAAGCGGCGCCAATTGGTGCGTATGCCCTTTCAGAATAATTTTTTAATTCTTGGTTTTCATCTTCAATTTCATCTTCAATTTCTATTCCTTCACCGCTTTCTCCGAGAGTAAACTCCTCTTCATCGTCCTCGATGACTGGAGCGGTGTCCGCTGCTAGATCCCCACCAGGAATATCTCCTACTGAAACTGTTATGGTATCGTCCTCGGGTTCTTCAATTTCTATTTCACTCTCTTCTTCCTTCTTTTTAGGACCTTTTTTAATGTCTTCTATATCTTCTCCAGCATCTATTGCATTCATGGTTTCCTTTGAAAAATCTAAAATAAATTCTACAAATGTTTCGCGATCAGCAGAATTTGAGACTAAATCAATGAAAGATTCCTTGAAAGCAAATTTACCGTCACTTCTTTTTGGATCAGTAGAGCCATAAACACTCGACATCATATGGCCCAGTTGGTTGAGGGAATCATATTGATATCTGGGTGTAGTGGCTTCTTCTTTGATAAGATGGCGAACAATTGTGCGAACATAATTTTCGTCTTTATTGTGCCTATTTTTTACAATTTTAATTGCTTTGCGAATGTTTTCTCTGAGAAGTTGCTCTTCCAGCATGTTTTGTCTATCAATCATTGAAATAAGACTCCAGTTTGCTTATAATTAGTTTGGTTATGAGCTTCTAGTATAAATATTTATACCTTTCACTTTTGGACGACGAGAGGGAGCCGGAGCCAGAGCCACACCTCCGCCGCTCGAGCTAGATATTTCTTCAAGATCTTCTTCTTCTAAATCCATCACGCTGTGTGCGTCACTACAAGTATCGTAACAAGCTTTTTGTTTTCCTGTTTTGTGACTAATGACAGCACAATTTCCAGACTTTCGTTTTCCTGATTTGGTTTTTGATTTTTTCTTACACGGTTTTTTTACGGCTCTTTCTAAAATAGCTTCTTCAATCATTTCATAAATCATTTCTTGAATTTCAGTATTTATTTCTTCTTTTTCTTCTCCGCCAAGAATATTACAAATTTCATTTGCTCTATCAGCAGCAAATTCGGGAATAAAAGCCTCAAAACCTTCTTTTTCCTTAATGGCTTGACGGAAATTGGTAGCACTCAAAGCACAGGACCGGTCCTCATCTGGACACGCAGAAACCATTACCGGGGTTACTTTTAGATTCGCGAAACCGCCCAGAGTCGCTTTTGCAATGGCATCATAATTCTCATCTTTATCACTATATACTATTCCAATATTATTTTTATTCCCAGGAACATTTTTCTTTATCCACTCCCAAGGGTTCGTACTCATGGACTTGGATCCATCTTTTTTGATCAAATCTTCTCCTTCTTTATTTGTACGCACGATGGGTTCGTCGACTTTGATCAATTCAATATTATCCAAACCTGATTCTTTAATATAGATATTCCAGACTTTTTCAGCCTGGTCTAGCGTAACACCCTCTCTTGGTACTTTTCCGCTCACGATATAAATTGGAACACCTGGGTGTTTTTCTGCCGCATTTTGAACCATACTCCAGTGTCCTCTATGTGGAGGCTTAAAACCACCAGGGAGATATATGGCGTCAAGTTTTTCCTCTTTCTCTTTCAAAAGTGTATCAATGACTTCGTTGATAAAGTTTTCGTCGTATTCTTTTGACTCTCTAAAATTTGTTCCCATACCACCAAGAATGAAATCTCCTGTAATTTTAACTGGCTTTTGACCAAAATTTTTGTGCCGGATTACCACTCCTTCGTGGTCTGTAACATCACCCATCGGGCTAGTTAAAGCTCTTAAAATATCATTTCCAAGCATCCGGGTCGCATGATAAAAAACAGCACCAGCTATGGCAGGCTTAACGTCTTCTTCTTCGGAAACAAAAGACGTAATGGCTTTTCCGCCTAAAATATTTGTATAAACTTCTTTACTCAGGGCGCCTATTTTTTTACCATCTATCTTTTTAATAAATTTGTGCCTTGGATTATCAACTTCTTTTAACCAATCTTCGAGGGATTGGGTTACCTCGTCTTCTTCGCTAAAAACTACAGTAAACGGCTCTTTTAGAGTGTCTGAAAAATTAATTTCTGCCTCTTCTTTGAAAGAAGTCGGAACGGTAGTGTAAATTTCAAAATCATATTTTTTGGCAAAAGGTTCAACTTTATCCGTTAATTTTTGTAGCGCCTCGGGATCATACGCTATTTCCACACTTGGATCTTTGATCGGGACTTCCTTTTCTTTGTCTGGATCCCATATTGTAGGGCGCTCTAGACCTCGACGCTCAACTCCTGTTCTAGAATTTGTTTTTTCATAAAATTGATTAACGCCGTGAATAGCTAAAAAATTATGATCATATTCAGTTACGTTTGTTGTCCCTGCAACATATTCAGTATTTAGAAATACGGCGGGATTATCCCACATTCCTAATTTCTTTAGTTCTGGCTCAATTTTTGGTAGAGCTTCATTAAAAATAGTAAGAAGGGTTTTAATCGCGCCCCTCATACCGTGGCCTACTTTTGGAAACCTTTCACTAACGCGATCTATGGAGACTCCTTCAATGTCAATTGGTTTTGTGCTTCCTCGATCGACAGCAAATTCCTTTCGGCCTTTCTCGTCTGAAATAAGTTTAAAACTTACATTGACACCATCAATTTTAACTGCTTGAGACTTTTTCACCACCTCACCAGCCTTCTCAAAAAAGTCCCTTAAATCTTCGCCATTTTTTACATCCGACAAATCAAAAGGGTGCTGCATGTGACCGCCAGCGCCACCTTCTTTTAAGAACATTATTCGTCTCCTCGACTTTCTTCTAGAATTTGAAGCTTTTCTGTGAGTTGCTGATTTTCTTCTGTTAAAATTGCATTTCGCTCTTCTAACTTCCGGCAATCTCTTCTCAAATGAGCCAAATTCTCCAAGGCCACCTCAACTCGCTGACGCTCTTTAATTGTTCTCAAATTGAGACTTTCGAACACTTCTCTAATCGCTTGAGCGCGCGCCAAGGATGAAATACCCTCCTGCTTCCACTCCCCCAGGAGAAATTTTCTTGTGAGTTTGTTAAAATCCATAGTTTATTCCTCTTTCTTTTTTCTGAACCGACCTTTCTTTGCCGGCGCCTTTGCTTTTTTGGAAACGCCCTTCAAAGGACCATCCACTCTTTCTGGCGCAGCTTCGGCTCTCTTTTTTGACACTTCGGCAACCACAAGCTTTTCTGCCTTTGGCGCTTCAACAACCTTCGGTGCCTCTATTTTCGCTGCAGTGGCTTTCGCAGCGGCCTCTTTTCTCTGTTGAGCCGCTCGTCGGCATGCTCTTCTTCTTTGTTTTCCCATTTTATTGGTACTCCTTTACAGTATAATTAGTATTTCCCAGTTTAAAAATCCAAGTAACTTGCCAACTTATGATCCAGTACAATAAGTAGCAACACTTCCAGATGGTGTAAATATTGTATTATCCAGTCTCAAACCTAATCTATCTTTGGTACCCAAGCTAAATGGAACTTGATCGGTTCTTCTGTCTCTTCCGCCTGAGAGGTTTTTATAATTATTGATCACAAATCCACTTCCAAAATAACTTTGAGAATTTCCGGTTTCAGGCTGTATACAATCACCCGGCGGCGGCGGATTTAATACATCGTTGAGACATGCCGTAGAAATCTCCTCAACCTCCCCACCGGATAGTGCGCGGTCCCAATATGCGATATCTGTCAATCTCTCGAAAGCTTTTTTATAGCCTCCCATAGTCGGCTCGTTATTTATATAGCCCATTCCCTGGGCAACACCATTAAATGGATTGCATCCCGCATTTAATGTTATAGTTGTGACTAAAGACCCATCTAAATAATATTTAGCATTCGGCGTTACTCCCCCACCAGAACTGCCAGATATAACCATAGCAAGGTGATGCCAAGTATCGGCAGATATATTGCTCCTCAAATCGTAACCACTATCAGTAATTGTGGCGCCAAAACAATCCTGCCTAAATGCTATATTACCAGTATTGAGAATGAAAAAAGGATCGTGGTGGCTATTCATCCTAAACAACCAAACCTGATCCGCAGTCGTTGTTATATTATATGCCCACAAAGACAAAGTAAAGCCGTCATCACTATTAAAAGGAATAATCCCCGCCGTACTTATTTCCAAATAAGAAACTGGCCCTGGACCTTCCTGCGGGAAAGTGAAATATGACCCACACTTATTATCACCGACGCTGCTAGTTGAAGCATTATTTTGTAGTATTAGATCATAACTACCAGTAGAATCCGTGTTATCGAATGCTCGGTACCAAGCTATTAAATTATCTGTTAAGTCCATTTATTTTATTCTCGCGAGCAATTTACCGTACAGTCGCTCACGGCGTTCATTTAAAGAATTCGCAAAAGCTCTGTTCGTTTGCTTATACTTATCTTCCCAATCACGAAAACACATATTTCCCCTGAGATAAGCATCTTCTTCCATTTTTCTCAGGTGATCATCGGTCTGGGCATAGCCCTCCCCCATTGCTCCCATATTATCAAATTGCCCATCGCAGTTCTGCGTATGATGAACAAGCTCGTGAGAAAATGATCTCATAATATCTTTTGGATGGCGATCATCAACAAAAACAGTAATCGTCATAGAGGCAGGTTCATATTGAGCCGTCTTGCCTAAAGTTCTTTTAGCATTCTCAGGATCTGATTCAAAGGAGATGTTTGGCTCTTTATCAAATTTAAGGCGCTCTTGTGCGAATGGCATAAAATTTTCAAGCATGCTTATTATTTCTGAAATATTACGATTTGAGTTGTTTTTTATTTCCATTAAATGTTAAACCTTTTTAAGAGTTTTCTATATCTTTGTTCATTTAGTCGTCTTTTTAATTCTTCCAACCTTTCCGGGGGCCTCAAAGTCCCAGGTGGCAACTTACTCTTTTTCGGCCGAGTCATAGCTCTCCGTCCCATTCCTGCGGGCACTGCTGGAGATGGAGGCAGTTCTGGCGCTTTCGGATTTCGTGTCGTCTCTTCTTCTGCTTTTTCATCTCCAACCATCTTCTCAAACCACGAGTATACATCCCCAATCTTTTCCAGTCCCTCACCGGCGAAAGAAAGTCCTGCGTCGATCAGCGAATCAAAGGCGCGCGGGATATCGTCAACAAGTTTATCAGATTCCTTAAAAAAATTAATTAGCGTTTGCTGAAAAGCGGTACCCTCTTTTGTCATACATTTTTTATATTCGTTATCAATAGCTTCTCTTTTCATCGTGCGATACTTCTTAAGGGCCTCTCTGTATTCTTCCTCGGTTTTACCGTCCCGAGACGGCGCTCCATCGGCGAGGGTCTTATAAGTATTCTGAATTTTCTGTTCCAGCGCTGTGGTCAATGCTTTTGCGGCGGCTTTCGCCGTAGCTTCATCTACCCCAGCGTCGACCATTTTGGCTACAAGTGATTCTGTTAATCCCTCGGCTCCTTTTTCGGCGAGACTGGACGACGCGCCGCTTAGAGTCTTGGCTAATTTTTTAATTATTTCGGATGAAGATTCACTCCCAGTTTTTGCTAGCTTCATTCCGAGCTTACCCAAGCCCTTTGCAGCATATTTTCCCCACGGAATTAAACCAATGGCATCAATGGCGGCTTTTTTTGGTTTTCCAGAAAATAGATCTGCCACAACCGCGACACCTGCTGCCTGTCGAGCAACAATTTCAGCACCGCCAGCGACAATGATTGCACCAGGGCCGGCCGGAGGGAAAGAAGCACCAGCAGCCATTGCTGATAAGGCCACGGCATCGGCAGAAAAACTAATATCATTCGCAAGATTTGATAAAGAACCGGCCACAGATTGATCGAACTTTAAATCATCAAAAAGCTCAGGATTTGATTTTTTTAGCGCGCCTAAAAGATCCGAACAGTATTCTTTATCCCCAACACTATCTTTGGGCTTTTCTTCGTCTCCGGATCCTTTTTCTGGAGTTTCTCCTGCGAAATCCTCATCATCGGCGCCGATCGGTTCTCCCATTGTTTTATTGAGGCCTTTTTCATCCCATTCTTTTTCTTTTGCAGCCAACTTTGCTTCCCTATCATCAACACTGGGCTCTTCATCAGCCCACAATTGGATTTTCTCTGCTGGAGATTCGAATCTAACAGTGTTCATTCTTCCCCATAGATTTAAAACACGCAGTAATTTTTTACCAACATCTTTATTTAAATTGAAGCTTGCAATTGCATGCAATAATCCCGTTGTAGCCTTCAAATCAAAAACTCTTTGTTTCTCACCCCGGTCGCCAGAAAGTTGTTCTTCAAGTTGGGGAACACGTCCAGTTCGTGCCAGTTCAATAATTTTTCTTATGAGATCTTCGATTTGGTCAGCGTCTAAAGGTTTGTGCTTTAGAAGAAGACTTTTTAGAGAATCTGGATTACTTGTAGAATTCAGACCCCAGATGAGCTTCTCTTCTCCGTCTTGATCCCTCTTTGCACATTTAATTGTTGTAGGATCTTCTCCTCTGTCTATAGTTCTTTCTTCCCAGTCCTCTTTGGAGCACCCAGAAGCAGAAAATTCTTCGAAGTTGGGCATTGTTCTATCGTCCTCTTCTTCTGAAGATTCACGACCAAGAACAGCAAAATCAGTTTTTTGTTGAGAGTTGGTACCCCAAAATTTACGTCCCGATTCTTTTAGTTGATTTTCTTTGCGTTCTTTTAACTCTTCGCGTAAGAATTGTTTGAAAAGCTTAGTATCCATTTGAGGGCCCTCTTGTAGTTGTACTTCTATAATTAGTCTAAAACTCTGGAAAGATTCGTCAAATTCGTAAGCAATATATCAATCCTTTGATCTTCACCCATAATATAAACATTCGCGCAGGGGAATTCCCGATCACCAGACTCTTTTGAGAATACTTTAAGGATAATTCCGGTTTTGTCCTCAACCAACTTCTTCCAGCCAACCAAATCTCCAATGCCAAACTTCTCTAAAAGCTCCTTGCCAATAATCGGCAGGCTGCTACTCATCGTACATGTTGGGATAAGTCATTCCTGGTGATCCAGTCTTAATTCCAGGACCTTTTATGGCTTTTAAAGATGAAACACAATAATTTAGAGTATCCTGCAATCTCATATTAAGCTGATCGTCAATCAAAAAATTAACGTCAGCATCGTTCAGTGTGTCAGTTTCGTAATCGGCAGATACTTTTCTGACCATTTGATCAAGGAGAACCTTGGTTTGCTCAATAAACTGAGAATAAATTCTTAGTCTTTCCTTTCTCGCTGTCGACTCGTCATTCGCAAGATAAGTGTATTGCTCCCCAACCAACTCTTCGTTTGATTCTTTTACAATTTTCTCAATGTCTTCTTTTGTTAAGTCTTTCATAATAATAATCCTTCCGTCAATACGTGTGTCGCGCTAATAAATAGTTTTCGTTTCGCATCTTTTTTAAAAGTATTCAATTTCATCCAGACATCTTGAACATTTGCCTCGGAATCATCGAGAAAATACACTTTATTGATCGAGGGATTTATTTTGACGATTTTGGTCAAATAATCACCTTTCGACTCGCCGGCCAGACCCGTGATAATCAGACTGCTTGTATCAATTCCCAAAAAATTTAAGTATGAATGAATAGAGTCTTCTGCTTTCTCTGCTCGTGACGTAACCACCATTACTTGAGAATTTGGGTTTTTAATAAATTCTTTCATCTTGTTTGTAATATTCTTTTTTTCTTCTGCGTCTCCAACATCGTCGAACTCGGAAAAGTCAAACTCTTCATCTTCTCCTGGCTTTTCTGTGTCTAATTGCGCCTGGCTAAGTCTTCGCACGGGCGCGCCAGTTCCTTTGACGCGAACGACTGTTTTCGCATGAGTATCCGCAATTGTTTCATCAAAATCAAAGACGGCTAATATCTTTTTTTCAATATCCGCTGGGATGACATCTTCTTCTTTTATAAACTTTCGCCAATTTTCAAGTAGGAGTTTCACGCGGCCGCTCCTTTAGATATATCTACAATAATTTTTACGGGAAATCCTTCGTACCCCGTTCTGGCTCTTAATCCAAAAACCTTTCGAATTATAGTATATAACTTTTGATCATTTTTTGAGTCTGTAATATCAGAAAAAAGTTGTGCTATTTCTTTGAGTATGGGCGCCGTAGATTTTCCCTTACTAAAATCATACGGGTCTCCTGCCCCCCCTACCTCATATATTCCATCTCCAATCTTCGTTACATTCGTTTGCCCCAATGTCCTCTTAAACTGTACCGCAAAATCCTTAGTCATAATTGGGTCAGCGCGCTCCTGACTAAAACACCATGACGGAATGGAGCCCTCCCCATCACACTTCGCCATATCAGCACCAGATTTTGTATCAAAGTTTGTTGTTTTGACTGCGTCATCGGCCGACGCGGCATTATCCCAGGTATCATAATCAACATTTACTTTTTCCTCTAACCCATTTTCAGTTACTTTAATTACAAAGTCTTTTAAAAAACCACTCTCTTGAGAGCTAAGATCTTTTTCCGTTAAAGGAGACTCTGAACCGGCTAAATATTTCAGGCCGGCCCTGATATCAATCCCCGCTTCATCCTTAAGTGCCCTGGAATTAAATATTTTTTCTATATGACTTGTTATAGCTTGAAAGGGTTGCTGATCTAAGCCGATCCCGGTACCGATTTGGTCGCCGGCGGATATCAAGTCTTGAGAAATTTGATCGGATAATTGTTTTATTTCTTCCATTCCTGGTATGTCAGATACGGCGGCAGACATGCGAGATATTATCTCTTTCTGGTCTGAAATAAAATCACCGGCCACGTCTGGCGTGATATTTTGTGCAACATCTATTACATCTTTGGCTAGAGTCGCATCGATATTTTGAAGCGCCGAGGATAAAGCTTGGATATCTAGGCCCACCCCCTGACTAACCACATACGCAGCCGTAGCCGCTAATAGCCCCTTTATAGTGATTCTGACAGCTTTTGACGTCTTGGGATTTTTTTTCTCAAACTGATTAAGTTTTTTAACTACGCTTATTACTTTTTCTGCGCCCTTACTCTTAAATTTTTCTAAAACCATCCACGCCTGAGTAGACAAATACAATATGGGATCCCCCACCATATCAGACGTAACATCCTCATTTAATTTCCCAACCTGATAATCAACCGACCGCTCCCAATTTTCTAAAAATATGTTTATATCACCTTCTGATTCTAATAATATATTAATTGTATCATAAAACGAGAATTTAGATGCTGTATCATTATCAAAGACATAAAAATCTCCGTAATGATTATTTCTCTCACTTTCATTCAAATACTTCCGCCAATTTTCAAGTAGGAGTTTCATATACAGTAATTAGTTATTTTTTCTAATTAAAGCCAATATCTTGAACATATTCGAGAGGAATAAACAAGAAGTTGCCACTTGAAGATTTTACAACGACTTTATCGTTTTCATCTGGCATCGAGATCTGAACAACTTCGGT